TCATAGATTACTCAGTTGCTCGTCCAGTGCCTTGTCGAGCGTAAGCATGGCGGCGTCCAGTGCTTGCTGGCAAATCGCCATTTTTTCCGGCGGTGCATGCGTGCTGCAGTGCTGTTCCAGCGCTTCGCAAGCGTTGACTACCTCGGTGGCGGTAATGATACGCGCCGCGCCCTTGATGCGATGGGCCATTTCACCCAGTGCCTGGTAATTGCCATCGGCCATCAGCTGCGCCAGGGCCTGGCGGTCCTGCCGGTTGCTGGACAGTAACTGGGCAAGCAGTCGCCGGGTCATTTCGGTGTTGGCCCCCGTCAGTTGACGAAGGCTGTCGGGGTTGAAGGGCAATCGGGTGCGGCCATCGGTGCGCAGGGCTCTGAGTGCGGCCAGGTGTTCGCTCAGCGCTGTCAGGCCGATCGGTTTGAACAGGCAGTTGTCCATGCCGGCGTCCCGGCAACGCTGCACTTCCTCTGGCAGCGCATTGGCGGTAAAGCCCCAGATGACACAGGGTGCGTGCTGCCCGGCGGCCTCGCGCGCGCGGATGGCGCGGGTCAGTTCGTAGCCGTTCATCACCGGCATGTTGCAATCGACCATGACCAGGTCGAAATCGTGCGCAAGCCATGCCTGCAGGCCTTGTTCGCCCTGCTCGGCAACTTCGCTGCGATGACCGAGAAAGCCCAGTTGCTGGCTGAGCAGCAGGCGATTGGCCGGATGGTCGTCGACCACCAGGACATACAGGCTCGTGCTGGGCGGGGCAATCGTTCGGGCTTGCGTGGCCTGGCGTTGTGGTGCATTGAGCAGCGTCAGGTCCATGACCAGCGTTGCACAGGTGCCCAGGCCGGGTTGACTGTCCAGGGTCAGGCTGCCGCCCATCATCTGGCACAGGTGCCGACAGATCACCAGCCCCAGGCCGGCACCGCTGCGGGCCATCTGCCCGGAGTTGTCGGCCTGGGCAAAGGGGGTGAACAGCCGCTGCAGGTCTGCAGCGGCAATACCGATGCCACTGTCGCACACCGTCAGGGTCAGGCGCCGTTGCCCGGCGCTGGTTCCGGGACCTGCGCGCAGGTCGATGCGCACATGGCCGGCCGGGGTGAACTTGATGGCATTGCTGATCAGGTTGGAGACCACCTGCTTGAAACGCAGCGGGTCGATGAGTACATCGGTGTCCAGGCGTGCGTCGAGGTGCAACTGCAGGTCAAGGTTCTTCTGCCGCGCCAGGCCGTCGAAGACCCGTACCACCGACTCGATCAGTGGCCGCAGGTTGGCGCGTTCCGGGGTCAGGGCCAGATGCCCGGATTCGATGCGGGCAATGTCGAGGATGTCCCCGATCAGCTCCAGCAGGTCGCTGGCCGAGCTGTAGGCGACTTCAATGGCCGGTCGGTCCAGGTGCCCCTGATCCGCCCGTTTCAGGGCCAGTTCCAGCATGCCGATCACTGCGTTCATCGGTGTGCGAATCTCATGGCTCATGGTGGCCAGGAACGTGCTTTTGGCCCGGTTGGCATTGTCTGCCTGCTCCTTGGCGGCCTGGAGTTCGTCGATCAGCTGGCGCCGTTCGCTGATGTCGATCCAGCCGCCGATGATGCCCTGGACGTCCCCCAGTGAGTCGCGAAACGGCAATATCCAGTGATAGATGGTCAGGCGCCGGTCGCCGATATGCAGGGTACGATCCAGGATCATGGGCGTGTCGGTGGCCATAACACCATAATGGGACTAAGCCATTGATTTATAAGGGCGTAGAAGGCCTCCCCAAAACTCCCCCAATACTGCTCCAAAACTCACAACGCTACGTCGATCCATCCAGTGCCGCGCCCGTCCTTATAAAGCTCTGTCATGGCTGCGCTACGATGGCCCAGGAGTTTCTGTGCGTCACGCCCTTCGGCAGCATGAAGTCGTGCAGCAAGAGAGCGCATCTCATGAAAAGTTGGCGGGCTTTCACCGAAGTTGATACCCGGCATAGTTGCAGCCTTATCTCGAGCCTCAGAGAACGCAGACGATAACGTATCAAGTTTAATTGGATCGCCTGCTTTGACCGTGGCGAAAGTCTTCGGGTGGTGAACCATGTGCTGTGACAGGACTCGATCACGGCATCGCTTGATAACTGTCGCAAGATCCAAATCGAGTGCATCAAGGCGCAAGGCGGTGCTGATCCGGATTCGCGCTCCCGTCTTGGACTGGATAACATGCAAGAAGCCATCTCGCTCATCCTTGAATAGCATAGAGCGAATATCATCCCGACGTTGCCCAGTGAGCAAAGCCAGCTCCATGGCGCGCTTCAACCATGGCCTTTCAGCCGCCTCATAAATTGCTTTCCATTGCTCCAGGCTCAAGCGTTCACGCTTTACCTTCGCTCTCGCAGCCTTTGTTGCATCAACAGGATTGGTTTCGCACCAGCCCACAGCAATGGCCTCGGTGAATACATCCCCAAGCAAAGAGCGAAGTGCTTTTGACATCTGCGCTTTGCCTTCCTTGGTGATCGCGTTAAGGAAGCCGGCGACATCCATTGTCCGAATGCTGCGCATTTCTTTGGGGCCGAAAGCATCCTCAAGCCGCTTTATCCTGCTCTTGAAGCTATGCATAGTGTGGTGGCTGAGGCCTTTGTCGGCATAAATGACTTTGTACTCGACCAGCCATTCAGAAAATGTTCGCTCTGCCGCCTTTTCAGGGGCGGCGACTCGACTGGACAGACTTGGCTTCAGTACCTCCGCAAAGTTCGCCTCGATGGCCTCGCGGATCGCAGCCTCTTTGTCCTGGCCCAAGCCGAACATGCGACCGGTCAACGGGTCGCGGTACGTGTAGTACGTCTTCCCGTTGCGCTTGTCGGTCTTGCGGTACAGGTTGGGCGGCAGGTCTTTCGACCCTGCCTTACGCGGCCTTGGAACCATTGCGTGCTCTCGCTATTCGGCTTATCAGGCTTCCGCCCAAGGGAATGCGCTCCTGTGGGTCAGGTTCGACATAGGACGCGACTGCTTCGACGTACCACCGGCGACCGTGTTTCACTGGGCGCGGATGAATGCGGCCGTCTTTGATCCAGGCCCGTAAAGTGCTCGCGCTCGGTGGCGTACGGAACTGGTCGGTTGCCCATTCTTCTAGGGTTAACTTTGGCATAAGTGCTCCTTCGCGCCGGTCCGAATGTCTTGGCGTTTCAGTAAGGATGGAGTGGAGAGGGTGTTAGGATCGCGGCCAATCACGAGGGCCAGACAATGCCGCAGCACAACATCTACGATGAGTACAAGGGCTTCAGGCTCTGGAATTACATGACGTGCGAAAAGGACGAGGAAGGCCGCGAGGTGTGGCAAATCAAAGTCGAGGTTAGGCGCGGGCGTGACGAGGTGGTCATTCCTGCCGTTGAGCCCGAGCAGACCTACATTGACCGTATGTATGCCCAGTCTGCCGGCCGTGAGCTGGGCAAGCGTTTGGTAGATGAAGCCGGCCTGTAGTGTTCAAGCCCGCCCGGTGAGCCGTTCTCGCCATGTCAGCCGGCGTGCCAGGCGCTCTTCTGGTTCGATCTCGATCACAACGTAAGCACAGCGATCAAAGGGCCGGTCGCGCTGCTCTTTAAGCCAGCAGGCCTCTTTCTCTGCATTTTCGAGGGTGTCGGCCTTTAGTTCATGGACGTTGAAGCCTTTGCTGCTGACATGCCAGCCGTGGATTACCGCGATGTAGCGCCTCATGTCGGCACCGCCTGGACCATGGCCGCGTCGATTGCCTCGTCCATGGACTGAGCCTCTACCTGCGGCCAGTTGTCTCCGGTGTGCCAGCAGACTCGATGCTGCCGGTACACGCCCCCTGCGCCAAAGTCTGCACCAACACTTGCCCAGCGTTCGCGCTTGCTCAGCCACCTATACCGCTCGGCATCCTTACGCCGGGCTTCAATCTCAGCCTCCAGCCTCTCAATGCGTGTGCAGTGCGTCAGGTGGATGTCGACCAGCTCACTGATCGCCTGCTGCTTGGATTTCCGGTTGAAGCGCTCAATCAGGCTACGGCGGTCGCCACTGCTAACAACTTCGAAAGCGCTCATAGCGTCACCACCCGGTGTGCCCACCAGCACACCGGACCATCATCCGTGTCGTGAATGGCCAGGCAGAACCAGTCGTCGCCATCAGGGCGATCAGGCTCCCAGTAACTGCAATCCGGGCCGCCTGCTTCGAAGTAGCGTTCAGAGATCGATTCATCGCTGTGGTATTCAAGCGAGATCATCTTCACCTGCAAGCCCTGCTCATCGATCCAGGCCTTGCAGCGGTCACCATCGCCCTCGTCAAAGTCGGGCAGGTCAGGGTGTTGGAAGAAACCGTTTTCATCGCGAACCACTTCCGCAGACTGGATCAACTCAATTTGTGGACTGCCAACCGAATATTTCACGATTTCGGCTTTTAATTCCGCCAGTTTACTTTCTGTCAGCATGACTTCATCCTCGCCGCCCAACGGGCAGCATCAATAGAGGGGAGAGATTATTGTTTCGTTGGTATTAGTCGCTTCGTGCCGCGATTAAAATGAGACGCTGAGCCGAATGGGAAAGGTCGAAGAAATAGGGTGTGCGGGGTGAGGTAGTCTGCACTCTGAAATCGAGAAGCCCTGAGGAGGGGCAGAAAAATGCGTATACCTACACTGGTGGCTAACGGCAATGTTCATTACATCTTGGAGATCACTCAAGACAACGGGCTATGGGTTGCGGAAATCCATTACAAGACTGTTGTTCCGGCATTAGGCGCAATCTCATGTACTGGTCTTGATGTCCTGTTCAAACATGAAGATCTTGCTGATGCTGTTCAGGCGGCTTGTCAGTTCGCCCAGGCGCAAACCCACGAGGACCCTACCGAGCTCTCTCGGCTTAATGCTGAGCGGTCTGCCTCATAGGGCCTGACGCCGATTTGAGCAGGACCAGAGGTTAGGCTTTGGGTGTCAAGCGACAGCTTGCAACGCTTCAATAATTAGCTTGCCAGCCAGCGGCGGTACCGCATTGCCTGCCATGTGCATCGTGAGTCGGTGGTTGTCAGGTCGCAGGGTGTCGAGAGGGAAGGTCTGGGCGGCCAGGGCTTCACTGGCGCTGAGCATTCGCATCTCGTCGCCGCGTACCAGGGCCCAGCGATCCAGGGTGGTGATCGTGCCGATAGGGCGCTCAGTGCAGCGCCCGGTGAGGCCTGAGCCCTTCCCGTAATAGGGCATGATGAATTGGCCGCCGAAACGCTTTCGGCCATTCTCGACACGCAGCAACGTGGCTGGCGCTCGGCCCTCTCGCACGATGGGTGACCAGCGGCCGGCGTTGAAGTCCAGGAAGGTTGAGGCCGGCACATGCTGGCGCTTGTGCAGCTCAAGCATCAAAGGCGCCCGACTGCGGGTCAGCACTATGAACAGGCGAACGCGGTGCTGTGGCACGCCCAGGTCGGCACAGTCCACGACGTGCGGCGCAGCCTGGTAGCCAAGCGCCTGCACTGCGGCCAGCCAGGCCGGATAGAGCGCCCAATCAGTGAACTCGGGTACGTTCTCGACAAGCGCCGCTTGCGGCCTGTGAAACTCCAGAGCTGACACAACCGCCCAGACCGTGGACCGGCTTGAGTCATGCTGCGGGTTGCCCGAGGCTTTGCCGCGAGCCTTCGAATGGCCTTGGCAGCATGGCGATGCCAGCAGCAGGTCGTGAGCCGGCACTTTCTCCCATTGCGCCTGGTGCAGGTCCTGGCAGATGTGCTGGGTGTCGGGGTGGTTGGCTGCGTGCCATTCAACTGCGGCCGGTGAGTGATTCGCGGCCCAGAGGACCTGGACGCCTGCGGCGCGCGCGCCGGTGCTCCATCCGCCGAGGCCGGCGAACAGGTCGATTGCTGTGGTCATGTGGCCTCCCGCATCGGCGTCTGATCAAGCACAACCCAGACCGGACCATCGCGAAAATCGCCATCCATGCGGCCATCCAAAGCCTGAATTTCTTTCTCGGTAAGATTCCGCCACTTTGCGATCAGGTAATCACCCTTGAGAATTGCGACCGGATGCATCGCGCAGGTTGAGCTGTAGCTATAACCGTTTGCGGTCAGCCACTTCTGGGCCGCATAGAGCGCAGCGAAGGTGCCTTGCTGGTCAAACTTTTTCTTGAACATAAAAGCTCCAGGCAGCCTTCGGCAGTGCCGGGCTGGCGTGATTAGTGGGGTGGTGATATTTGGATGCGTGCAGCTAGCTCAACCGAATTACGGAAGGTTTAGCCAGTTTCAGGTTAAAGGCGTAGTGCCATACAATGATGCTGAATCACAATTTCTCATCACCTCAGGGAAGTCTCATGAAGCGCAGAAAGGTTTTTACAGAAGAGGAGCTGGCTGCAGCGCTGGACGAAGGTGCTGATTTCATAGAAGTCGAAGGAGACCTAGCGAAAAAAACTTTTCGAATCCGTGCTGCAGGAACCGTGGCCTGGGCCTTGGCGATAGGCTGCATCGCCGCCGCAGTTGCCGCCGCCATTGTTGCCACCAAAATGAATGACACCAAAGTATCAGTGGTCTCCGGATTGGCGGCGGCAGGGCTTTCCGTTGCGCCTGCGGCTGCTATTGGGCCGGCCGCAGTAGCTGCAGCGATAGGTATCGCTGTAAGTGCGGGTGGAGTATCGGTGCTAAATCGCTTAAGAGAGTACGATCAGCATAGCTTCGAGGACGGTGTTTTAGTATTGCTTAAGAACTGAGACTGGTGCGTGGTGACAGATTGGTTGTAGGTGAGTTATAAGTGATGGCTGGCATAGGGCAGGACCAACGATGAGCATGATTAGCATGGAACGCAAAAGAGAAGACTTCATATATCGAAGCGTAAAAGTTCACATTACGTACTTTCTAAGCCCTTCAAATGCTGTTCCTCGGTTTGACGTGTACGCAGCACTGTCGCAAGGTGAGGAAAAGATTGGAGCGTCGATCCAAGGTTGGGACAGCGAGAGCGATGCTCTCAATGCCGCAAAAGCTTTAGCCCACGAGAAGATTGACACGTATTTTTCGGAAAGATAGCTGAAGGGCTGCGTGGGGTCAGGCTGCGGCGGATTGCTCTTTGATGGCCATAATCGCGTTGGCGGCATGCCGCACATAGAACAGACGAGCCATCAGGTTCGGGCATGGCTTGCTGATTTGGGTCTCCCAGAGGTCGCTGCCGCCGATTAGCTCCTCGTTGTTTTGGAGGAAGTCGTAGGCCAGCACCAGCTCTGCGTCCCGCCCATCTGCGAAGCTTTCGACTTCTTCGATAACGTCGGCCAGATCACTAAATGGCAGTCGTTCGTCATCGTCGGCAGCGCGCTCGCGCAACCATTCGACCAGTTGCTCGGCCTGCTTTAGCGTGGCGCCATTTGGAATGGCGGTTATCCACTCAGGTACCTGGTCAGCGTCAAACTCTTCGTCGACCCGACCCACAATACAACTGCAGACCGTCTCCCGAATGCTGTCGAAATCGATCACCTTCCGTTTGCAGTCGCCGTCCAGTTTCCCATGCAGGTAACCGTCGCTGTTGTGGCGCAGGAAGTTGATGCCGTAGCTTGACCCGACACCGAATACTAGCGAGCCGATGTCGCCCATCACACTCATGCCGAAACGGGTGACGCAGATGTCAAAGCCGTAGATGCTTGAGCCGGGCCGTGCGCAGCGCCATGCTTCGACGCCATTCTCGTTCACCAACTGGGTGTATTGGTGCTGGGCCAGATCCTCTGCTACTCGAGCAGACAGGTCGATGCGCTCTTGTTCCTTCATATGAATCTCCAGGCAGGCGCCGCCCTCCGCTGAGCAGTGGTGGCAAATTGGTTGTGGGTGGGCTATAGATGGTGGCCGGCATTGGGCCGGGTGAAAGGAGGCGTTATGGATCTAGGAAAGGTAAAACACACGATAAAGCTGAGCTCCGATTGGCAAGGCGGATGTGTCTTTTGCGGTCAGAACCTCGGGCTGTCTATGGATTGGGATATCAACCATTTTATTCAGTCTCACGACGGTGTTCTGCTTCATGTGGGGACTGAGTCCTCCAACACCGTAGACGAACCCGCTTATTACACGTCAGTTGCGCTAATTGGGTTTGCTGAGCAGCCCCCAGTCAGAGAGCCTTCCGCACGATTCAGCCCTCAGCTTCCTCCGGCGAAAAAGCCTTGATCCGCTCTCGCTGATAGGCCAGCTCAAGCTTCCGCGCCACAACTGGCGACACGGTTATTTCGTGGCGCGGCACTTCAAGTAACGGCAGTGCGCCGCCCGGCCCCAGCGCATGCAGATGGTGAATCATCAGCGTCAGTGCCTCGCCTTGCTCCTCGATGCCAGCCCACTGCATCAGCTCGATCAGAGCCTGCTTGGTGCCCGGCCTGACCCTGAGCCTCAATTCTTCCTCCTGCAGCCTGTCAGCCTTGTTTTGCCGGCGCTGGTCGCGCTCCTTCTGAGTCATGGCCATCACGCCGCCCTCAGCGCTTCAAGCATTTCAGCGTCGTACTCCTGCACCGCGGTGCGCACGATCACATGGGGTTGCTTGCTCAAGGCGCACATGGCGACGATCTTCTTGATGCCTGAGTGCTTGGCGCGCATGCCGACACTGGCCAGCACTTCCTTGAGCTTGTCGGCCGACGGGTGAATCTCGGCGGCAAGGGCCATGATCAGAAGCACATCCAGGCCGTCGAGCGGGCGCTTCTCGACACGCCACCAGCGGTGTGAGGTGCCCACTGCGCCACGTTCCCGTGACGCCTTGCCCTGTGCTTCAAGTTCGATCAGATCGGCCCGCACGGTCTTGATAGGCAGGCCAGTCGAGTCGGCCAGTTGCTGCGCCGTCATGCCGGCCGGCTGGGTCAGGAAACGCCAGATTGGAGTCATGTTTGATACCAGAGGAAGGGAGGTGGAATTGTTCGGCGCGGCGCCGGGTTCGGACTTTTGTACTGATGCGCCTCATGCCGCTTTGGCCCGCCGCCAGACGCCCATGGCTGAGAACACAGCGTTGGCCTGGGCTTCGCTCAGGGTCGTCTGGTCGGGAATGGCCAGCCATCCGGAGCCGATCACATGCTTGGGGTTCGCAGATGCACACAGTTCGGCGTGCTTCTCGATCATGAGCTGTTCGAGGTTGGCCACCAGGTGCATGCCGGCCGTAGTGAATTCGGCGCCCTTGCTGTACTGGGCGCCGCTGGGCTCTTGGCAGAACACAGCGATGTAAACGGTCCAGCGATGGGCCAGGTCGCACAGCGCATCCGCCACCGGCCGGCTGCAGATCTGCTTGCAGGTCTTCCAGTTGACCATGATCTGAATGTCAGGCGGCTCGACGTTGGCAACCGCTGCATGGTTGGTGCGCACCAGGGCCCGGCGGGCGCGGTCGATCTGTGCGCGTCGGTTGCAGGGCTTGCGGACCTTGCTCATAGCGAATCCGCCATCCGCCGCAATACCGCCCGCTCAGCCGGTGTAGGCAGGCGGCGTCTACGCTTGAGGACCGTTTCAGGGTCGACCCACGCACTACGCGGCGCCGGCACAGGCCGATCCGGAACGCCCGGGCCGATCTTTACGCGCCCGCCACGATTGAAAAAGGCGACCTTGGCCGCCTCTATCTGTGCTTGCCGCTCGCTTGCGGCGATGATGTCGTTGCTTGTCATGCTGCCTTGCTCCTGAGCTTCTTCTCGTACCCGTCTACCAGCAGCTTGAACTGCCAAAGGTCGGCTTCGAGCTTCTCGATATAGTCGTCGTCGCGCTTGAATTCGCGCAGCCAGAGTTGCCGGCCGACTGGTTTCAGCAGCGGGCAGTACATCCCGATGTGCCACCACTTGCGGCCTGTGATCCACATGCAGCCCTGCACCTGGTCAATCACGTCGCTGGCATCGTTGTCGATGTGGAATGAGCGCAGCTTGTCCGGGGCCAGGAAGCACTTGTACTCGGCGCCGCCGTCATCGTTGATAAATCCGTCAGCGCTTGCGCCGAAAGCCCCGTCATCGGTTTTTACAAGGCCGACCTGCTGGACGATGAGGCCTGTCTGGATTTCGTGCTCCATGCGCGCCTCAGGCTCAAGCTCATGGCCTCGGCGCATCTGCCAAGTCTCGAAACCGCCATCAAGAGGGGCACCGCCGATCCGCTCGACTGCAAGCTCGAAGGCGTAGGTGAGGGCGGCGTTGGATGGCTCGCCAACCGTCTCGCCGTCCAAGGCCCGCTGCACGACCTCTGCCTTCGGCCCGGCCTTGTAGCCGGCCAGATCCATCGCTTTGGATTCGCCCATGCCGGCCAGCATGGCGTCGACGTACTTCTTCTGCTGGGCATTCAGGCCATTCACCCGGGAGCGAGCAGTGCTGAACATGCTGGCTGTGATGACGCCGGCGCGACCTTGCAGCCATTCAGGCGAGCCCTGGGTGCAGTTGACGATGATCATGCTGTCACCTCGACTTCTTTGCCCTTGGCCGCTACCACTGCCTTGACCCGCTCATAACCGGCGGTGTCGCCGGCGGCGCGCAAGACCGATACGGCAGCCTTCCATACCTCTGAAAGCTCGTCCTTGTCCTTCGCCTCGCTGACCCGCTCAAGGATGTCGATGACAACTTGCTCGCGGAGGTTGCCGTCGTTTGTCGCCCCGGCACCGTCATCATCACGAACTTCGCCAGTTGTGATGTTCAGCAGCGCGCACATCACGTATCGCTTGCCATAAGTGGTTGATGATCCAACGGCCTGCACGTCATTTCGGCCAGGGCCCTTGTCCAGCGGCAGAAACATCGTGGTCTGCTCGCGGTGCCCGGCACTGTGCATCAGGATGCCTGTCACGTTGATGCCTGCCGCCGCCTGATCAACCTTGAAGGTCACTGCGAAGCCGTGGCGCCGCATGATTGGCTTGAGCGTGTGATTGATGTCGTCCAACGTGGCGTAGCTGTTCTTGGTGTGCAGGTTGACTGCGCCTTCGTAGACGGTCGGAATCTCGCACTGCATCTGCGCCATGGCAGCGTTGAATGCCTGCTCTGCAGCCTTGGCCTGCATGCGTTCGTGCATGATCAGCAGCCGCTCCATCTTTTCGGTGTCGCAGTTCGGGTCGGCGGCGACCCGGCTGATTACGGCCAGAATGCTTGAGTCGGCCTGGGCCGGCGCTATTGAAACCGCGGTGCGGCGCTCCTCCGGCAAGATGATTGCTGTACTCATGGCAGGCCTCAGTACTGAATGTTGATATTGGGGATCTTGCGCTGGGCGATCAGGGTGACCGCTTGCTTGGCGCAAGCCTCGGGCATGCCGCCGGCGATGAACGCATCCAGGGCGGCGCGGTTGATCTTGGCTTTGTGTGCCTTGTCTGCCTCGCGCAGCTCTTGCTGCCGGACGATTTCTGCTGCGGCTGCATCGGCGCGCCGGCGCTCATCAATCCGGGCCTGCTCGGCGGCTTGCTCGGCACGCTTCAATGCGGCAACACGCTCTTGCTCGGCCCGCTGCTCGGCGGCGATCCGATTGGCTTCGGACTGGGCGGCTTGGCGCTCGGCCTGTTCAGCTTGAAGTTTCAGCTCAAATTCCCGGCACTTGGCTGCGGCTTTCTCGTCGCTCACCCGCTGAGCCTCTGCCTGACGCTCGCGCTCGGCCTTCAATTCGGCTTCCTTGGTTGCGCGCTCGGCGGCTTCGCGGGCAATGGCTGCCTCTCGGTCGGCTTTCTCTCGGGCTTCGGCTTCGGCACGCAGTCGTGCCGATTCAGCCTGCTGAGCGTCGTACTCTTCTCGCTTGATCAGCCCGGCGCGCAAAGTGGTCAGCACCTTGTCTTTCTCGCGGGCCGCTTCTGCTTCGAACTCTTCCCATTGAGGGCCAAGCTCGACGCTTTCAGCCTCAGTAATGCGCGCCTTGATGTCAGCAACGGACAGTGTGACCAGCTCGTCATCGCGATTGCGCAACCAGTCGATACGGTCGGTGTGGCGGTCGCGCCGCGCCACATCAGCGGCTTCCCACTCATTCAGCGGCTGCCGCACCTGGTCACGCAGCGCATCCATTTCCTGCACGAACTCGCGCAGCTCACCCTCGACGACCTTGGGCATTTCCTTGAGGCGCTTGAGGTAATCGCGGCCCGGCTTTTCGACCGCCGTTTTGGAGCGGCTCACTTGGGCTGCCAGGCTGGCGATGCGCTCGCGGCCTTTGCGGGTGGTCAGGTCTGGCACTTCGCTCTCGACCTGCGCCTTGGTGGCGTCGATGAAGCGGCGCAGGCCGCCGGCAACGTAGATGGCCGGCGCGTTGTCGGCGCCGATGTCGTCGACCGTGATGATTTGCTGAGCTGCAGACATGATTGCTCCTTGCGCCATGCCGTCACCGGGGCGCTGCGAGTGGAATACAGGGGTTACTGAGTAATGCAGCCGGCGTAGGCGCTGAGCAGCATCCAGGCTGTTGAGATTGCAAGAACCAAGGCAGAGCCGCGCCATATGTACAGCCGCTTGGCGGCTTGGTAGCGGGTCACGCTCGCACCTCATAGCCGACCGTCCACTCGCCGCAGATGCAGGCGCGGCAGCTCCAAGCGGCGGGGTTCTCAATGAAACCATCGGCAGCGGCTTGCTGCGCCGCCTGCATGGTTGAACCCTTGAACACCAGCAGGATCCGGTCAGAGGGCAGGGCCTGCTCCGCCTCGGCAATTTGATCGTCGATCAGTGTTGGATACAGGGAAGTGCTCATGCCACCCTCCGAACTGGTCTTTGGCGAATCGCCTTCAAGTGGCGCTCACAGTAATGGTTGAACTCATCGCGGCTGATCACCTCATCCAGAAAGAAGGTGGTGATCAGTTCAAGTACGTCCTGGCCGATTGGGTCCGGGCAGCCGTAGTCGCCCAGCGCCTCAAGCGCTTTGTCGAGGAGGATGTGAGGGCTCACAGCGAATCCTCACGCTGAGCAATCAAGCCGTCGCGTGCCAGGGGCCGTAATAGGCCCTCTGCCTGATCCAGCGCAGCCTGCTTCGGGTCTTCAAGCTCCAGCGCCTCGGTAAGACCCTCGCGGGCCAGAGACATATTGCCGATCAGCACGCCGTGGAAGATCTTGCCCAGCGCTGACTGGCTGGCCTCTTTGCGTCCAAGGCGCTCCATCAGCAGTTCATCCAGGGCGATGTGGAAGCGCTCCTGTGTGATGCCCTGTGCCGGCTTGGCGAAGCGTTGAAACTGCACGTCGGCGCCCATCAACAACTGGTCGGCGGCGTTTTCGATCCACACCTGCTCAGCGGGCGAGCAGGGGATAACAGGCCGCCCGGTCAGCGGCACGATTTTGGTAGCTGCGTTCATGGTCGCCTCCGGGGCGGCTATTCGGTGGGCGGGGCGGGGAGTTCTGATTCAAGCTTTTCAAGCTCGACACGCAGCTTTTCAATTCGCTCGCGCTTGCTTTTGGTCTTCTCGGCCTCGTACTTTTCCACCACCTCCGGAGGCGTCACGATGCCCTCAATCTTTTTCCAGGTTTCGAGGCTTAGGCCTCGGTTGGTGCCTGCCAGATATTCAGCGCACTGCTTGTTGAAGTCGGCTTGCGCCCACCCAAGGGCCTGTTCGTAGCTGGTAGCAGGAAGAATCTCGGCGCTCCCGCCACTGCCGTCGCGATAGGTGTGAAGTCGGTAGGCGAGATTGCCGTCCGAGTAGCCGAACAGCGAAACAAGCTTCATCCCGTCAACCTTGACTCGGCGATTCCATGAGTCGTTATCGGTATCGAATGACTTGAGGTCGTCTGCCCACTCGAAAATCTCAGGGCTGTAGCCGGCCTTGTAGAGGTGCGTGATTTCGCCGGACAGGAACTTTTTAAGAATGTCCAACTGCGGAGCTTCGGCTTTGTTTGCAAATGCCATCAGGGCGTCGGCATGGGACTTTGCCTTCTCCTTGGCGATACCCAGGCGGCGAGATTGGGATTCAAGATCGTCCTTGAGTCTTTTTGTTTCTCGCTCATATCGCTCCTCTTGTTTTTTGAGGTCGTTCTCTTTCCAAGAGATGGCCGGGGCATCGTGCAGGCTTTTCACCACGAAGTTTTCGCCGCTCGGGATTTCCTGCCCGGCACTTACGAAAATCTCCTGAACGATGGCCTGCTCGGCATTCAGCTTGCCGATTACGGCGACCTTCTTGCCGTCGCCGGTGTATTTGATCTGCGTCATGCTTGATCCTCGTGACCGCATTGGCCGGACACCAGTACAGGCGACTAGCCATCTGCGCAGCTATAGCGCAGACCTGGTGCCCGCCGATGCGGTCGTTATGGGTTGGTTATGGTGCGGTTATGGGGTGATGCAGGGCTGCATCGGGGTGTGAACTGGCCGGGTGCGATACCGGCATCCATGGAGGGAATCGAACCCCCGGCGCGCCTTTTGCGAGGCCGCTCTACCAGCTGAGCTACATGGTCACGCTTCGGTCACCCGGCCTAGGAACCCGGTCACCCGTCACGCTTAGCGCATCGCCTGCGCATTCAGTTCACACCCCGATACAGCCCGGTCAGCGGTAAGCGTTCCAAGGTATCGGGCCCGGGGCGCGGTGTTGCAGATGCAGGGGGCCGCTTTCGCGGTGTGTACTCGTCCGCATCGGTGGTATGACTTGGCAGGGATTCGAACCCAAAAGACCTACGTCGACTTCGGCAGCGCTACCTGATCGACTGCACTCCGCACGCAGAGCGCCCCTGATCCGCCGAGGCAAACTCCAAGTCACACCACCGATGGGCACTCTTGCGAATGCCGACGGCGTGTCAGATGGTGGTATCCGCCTCACATTCAGCAGCTACGATTTGAGCTTGAACCGCTTCCAGATCACCCTTGCAGGCGACCAATGCGGCGCGCTCTTTGGCGGCCAGCAGAGCCAATGCGTCAGCAGAGAGCGCGGCAAAGTTGCGCTTGATGACCTCAGCCATTGCCGCGTTAAATTCAGCTGGCGAGTCGTGGTAGTTGGTTGCCCCGGCGTATGCCTGCCCGGCGTACTGGACCGAGAACTTCATACTCGTCAGCGAGTAGGGCTTATGGCTCTGCGAGTCGATTTTTTCTTTGTTGCCGAGCCAATCAGATGCGCGCTTTTTCTCGGCCTTGGCGACCGAATACCGTTTGTAGCTTTCCATCGTCACACCTCCTGTTGTCATCCCGCTGCACACTCATCGAATGTGCAGGAGGATGGTTCAGGCTGCCAGCTTCTGAGCCTTTTTCAGCGCACGCTCAAAGCTCTCGAAGTAGTAGGTCTTTTCAGGCTTGAACACACCGCCGACGTACAACATCGTTGCCGCCGGGTCATCTGGCCCTCGGCCGCCAACAAAGCCGCGAGGCCTTGTGTCGGCGATCAGGATTCCATCCTTCGGCAGATGCTCGCCGAAACCAAGAACGGTTACTCCAGCCGCTCTGCATGCCTCGATGCGCTCTTTCTTGAGTGCAAGCAGTCCATCGTGTCGTGTATAGAGCTTCATGCCGTGACTCCTGTGTGGTTTCCCGATGCGCCCGATCCAGGCGCATGAGTGAAGCCAACGTCGATCACAGCCCTTTCGGAAGGTGGTACACGGCCATCTTGTCCGGGCAGTTGGTGTAGCCCTTGAAGACCGGCTTGGTGTCTTCCTGAGACTTAGCAGGCTGCACCTGGGCGGCGCCGGCTTTCTTTGCAGCCATTTCAGCAGGGGTAGGGATGCGGAAAGTTTGCATGGGGTGATCCTCGGTTGGTTTTCCGGATGACCCTCTGGTGAAGGTCATCGAGAAAATCTGGTCTTGCACCGCGACCCGCTACTGGCGTCGGTCGCTGGCTTGATTCAAATGTCACTCCAGCCGCGGGCCTTTCGGCTTGTTCTCCCGCTGGATAACTGGTCTCGGCGCTTTACGCTGCACGCCCGGGGCAGTTGCCACCCCTCTGAACCGTTGAGGCCGGTTCATCGCTGCCTTTTAATCTGGGCCGGTGTCGATCCGGCAAGGTGTGTCGCTAAAGAGCGGCGGGTCTCTTGAGGCCCTGTCGAGTGGCTGTGCCGTCTCGATGGGTGAACAATACCGCCGGTATTATCATCAGGTCAATACCTCCGGTCATATATTTTCGATAGGGCCAAAAAAAGCCCGCACACCGGCGGGCAAGAAGAGGGCTTGGCTCAATCATCCTTTGGCACGATCCAGAACAACTGCACGGCGCCGTCATCGCGATGGGCAATTGTCACGTTCTCGTTTTCGCCGATCTCATCAAGGATGCGGTCCCAGTCGGCAGGGTCGTCATTGGCCGAACGCTCAAGCAATGCGGACTTTGCCGCCTGCGCCTTGGGCGTATTGATGGCCGCCTGGATTCGCGCACCCAGCAATTCGTAAGACGACGGTTGCTTTACTGCCTGGGACTTCTGCTTTGCCATAATGAAACCTCCTTGGTTGCTGTATGAATATACAGTATATGCAAGTCGGACGAACGGCAAGATGGATGTAGGAAAAGTCCAGGCGCGCGCAGATTGATCGCAAATCAGCCCGGGGTGCATGGAAAACCCTCAAGCCCCGACTAAGCTTCGTGCTGAACCAAAACCTGGGATAAGGACGTCACCATGCTTTCTCACCTTGATCTGCGACATGTAATGGAAGTCGCTTTCCGCCCAATGACGTGCAAATGCACGATCACTCCTGATGGATCTATGACAGTTGAGTTAAAAGCCCCTGACACAGATTTTGAGATACTGACAGTGACAGGAATATCAACAGCCAAGCTGAGCGGAGGTCGAGCCATTGCTGCGCTTGTGGGAGAAATCAAGGAGGAGGCCAGGCGAGTGCAGGCCGGAGAGAAGGAGGGGCTCAAGGGGCGGGGGTAGGGTTGGACCGATCAATGGATCTACAGCAGGTCTTGAGGCGGGATGCAGGGATATGGAAATAGAGCAGCGGGAGGTCCCATCAAATCGCAGGCAAAGAAAAGCCCGCGATGGGGATCAACGGGCTTAATGTCTGATAGAGCTTGATCATGCTCGGCGCGCAGTGAAAAAAGCGTGAATTTGCAGTCAATAAGCCGTTGCGATTGCCTGGGCCAGTTGCATGTCTGACATGAGCGGGGAGGCATAGGTCAAGCGATAGTGCCGCGAAGCCTGCTCAAATTCCGCACCACGAATCTCGCCGTCTGAGCCGATGAACGCTAGGGCATCGGATTTTGCCGATTTGAAGGCCTCTGGCGGCTCAGTCGTGAGAGAGGTGGTTGCTCCAATCAAAATGGTCGGCAAGGAAATTATGATAAATATTCCTGCCGCAATAGGATTGGCGCCATCACCTGACACGGCCGGCGTGCTCGCCGATATCATGGTGGCGATTGCCAGGGTTTTCCATAGGGTCATGCTTCGATGCTTCCTGCGATCAGATGGCAGCACCATAGCAGAGAGTGAGCCAGATACGAAAAGCCCGGCGCTGGGCCGGGCTTGTGGATCCTGCCTCAGTGAACAGATATCAAATGTCGTTTGAAAACATCTTTTTTCTCTACTGCATCCCAGTATTTCGATGTTTCAACATTGATTTTGGCATGAGACGCAATTTTCAGCTTTTGAACCTGAGCAGTCAATTTGAGTGGGAATCGGATTAAAACTTTGCCTTCGGCGGTGCGCAAAGCAAGTCTTCCAGTGTCCGTGATACCCGCAACGCTACCCTCTATGGTTTCCGGATACTTCTCGGGTTCGTTCACTGTAGCCAGCAACGCCCTGACGCGAGTAATTTCGTCAGGTCTGCCTATCCATTCACGCAATCCTTGAGTGGATTGCCATGAAAACTGCACAGCCATTCCTGCCTTATCAAGACCCCTCATGAATTCACCGAGCTGATTAGCGGAGCGCCCGCCAACCGCATCAACTGCATCATAGAAGTCAGCAGGGTCGGAATTTAATAGGCGAAAGGTCTGATCTAGAGTGGCCTGAAGCAGGCTATCGCCGGTCAGGTCAGGTGATGCATTTCCTGTGATGAAGATGTGGGTGGAACCTGGCGCCAAACCCGCCAGCTTAAAGTTCAAAGCGCTAACGACGTCAGCCGCAACGCCGCGCACTGCATCACGACCATATCGCAGACGATGAGCGGCAAGTTTCCACGATCTTGTCAGCGGGCCGATGGTATCTAAGAAGGCATCCAGGGGTACGGTTCCGTTTGCTCGCGGGCCGATTAGACGAACATCAAGCAATTCACCCAAGGCTGAAACCTGTTCCATGGATGCTTCCCTGAGCGCAATCTGAGCAGAGTCATGCTGATTTTTTGCCGCAAGCTGAAGGAAGAAGTTGCCTGGATCTGCATCTGCCTGGGCCTTGGTTTCGGCGGCAAATTCAACCAGCGAATTGGCGTGATCGCGAAGAAAACTGGTGCTCATAGGGCTATCTCCGCAAATCCTTTAGCTGTGACTCGATCATGGCAAAACCCTAGCATACCTCGCCAGTATGCTTCGCGATGCAATACCCGATCAGGTGCAGGGTTCTCCATATAGAAATCTAAGCTAAAAATGGTTTCTGCGTACGCACGATCCAGTAGCTTTGACACTTCAGCCTTTATCTGCGGGGTTGCATTCTTTTCGTCTACCCATGATGGGCTCCAGAAAATGCAGTCAATATCACTAGGACCGACCTTCTCTGTAAGAAATGATCCATCAAGCCACAGTCTACCGCGCACCCCCGATGCGCGCAGGGTAGCCACCCATAATTTGAGCTTTTCGTAGAGCTCGGCCCTCCGAGAGTCCTTTGGGAAAGGAGCTACAGCGAGGCCATACAGAGCCTCAATGGTCAGGGGGTGTATTCCCGGCTTAAGCAAAGCCGGGAAATCTGGTTTTTGCATCCGGCAAGATTCCATTCATTGATATAGGCATCACCGACTTCCGCCGTTGACTGAAATTTTTTGGCCTTAGGTACCGGTAATTGGCCGTGCCACCTTTAAGCCCTTCTCCTTGACTAGCCGACTTACCCCCGCTCCCGCACAACCCGCCCCACCTTCACCTCATCCGCATACTCTTTAGCTTACGGGCTCTATGCGGCCGGTTAGCGCGATCTTTCTTCCCAGAAGCCCATATCCGGTGCAGCCATCTCGGCCTGGGTGCATTTCGACAGCCTAGCTCGCTCCCTGATCGCCCATTTATATCCACCGGCCTCTTTGGGCCGCCCCTGCATGCGCTGCAAAATGTCGAAGGACTCCAGCATCTGCATCGTGCCGGCGCACTGCCTGATCCGCTCAGGCTCAGTGGTAGGCAGAGGCTTATCCATGATCAACTGGGCGCCTTCCGAAAGCTGGGGAGGCTTGCTTGCGCAGCCCGCCAGCGCAAGCAGCAACGGAGCGATATAGAGAGTTTTCATGGCTTGCCTTTCATAAGTATCCAGATTGCAAAATCTATCCCGTCATCTGCCTTCACTGCCCCATAATCGCCTTGTACCGCTTCTGGTATTCGTCATAAGGCAGGTTTTGCTGCATGAGCTGCTCTATCTGCGCCTCTTGATAGGCCTGCTTGCTGAGCGGGGCGGCAGTGGCGGGAGCGATTGGCGCGGCAGGTGCCGGGGCCTGGACTGGGGCGGCCTGCTTGAGAGGGGTCGCCTTCACTGGCCCGGAGCCTGCACGGGTATATCCGCGCACGGTGCCATCCGGCCCCAGTTTCAAAGCGGTGCTCTGCACCTTTGTGCCAATGCCGAAAAACATGCCGATCCGGGCATAGCCCCATGCCATGATCTGCGAGCCATCGGCCTCATAGGTTCGACTGGTAGGCTCGCCAATGATGCGCACCAGGTCGGCGCCAGTTGTCTTGCCGCTTTCGACCTGGGCCAGTTGCTCCTCGGTGACATAGCGACCACTCGATACGCACGCAGATACAGCCAGGCACGCGGCCAAAATTAAAAACCTGCTCATCAAGAATCCTTTCTGAAACGGTTATAGGTCGCCGCCGCGCCAGATTACCTGGCCGATGATTCGGTGCTCGTTGGTGTCGTTGCGCAGCGGCAGCCGGTCCTCGTTCTCGTCGTTGTCACTTCGAATGATCCAGATTCCCATAGGGCCCTGAATCAGCCGTTTCACGATCGCGCCCTCTGCACCGGCCAAGACGAATACCTGTTTGTCGACGGGCTCCATACGCGACCTGTCGACCAGCAGCACATCCCCATCGTTGATGGTCGGCCACATGCTGTCGCCGTCGGCATAGATGCTGATCAGGTTTTTCGGGTTGGCGCCCCTAGAGCGCAACCAATCGCGCTTGACCGCCAGAGTGGACCTGCTCTCGACATAGGCGTTCTCATACCCCAGGCCGGCTGCTGCCTTGGCGGTGAACTGAGGTATGAGGGCGCATTGCTCGTCAAGATCGAAGCCTGACTCGCCAATGATGGGCAAAGGCGTCTTGATGGCGGTCACGTCGTGATCCGTGGTCGAGCTTGTCGCCGGCGGCAGGGCTTCTGTCATATTTTTGAGGTCATTCGCCAAGCGAGGACTGAACTCATCAATAGGCACTTGGAGATGCTTGGCAAAGACGGAGGCCGCCTTGATGTTCAAGGCTGTTCGGCGATTCATGAAATGGCTGACGGCACCCTGAGAGACGCCTTCCCCTAGGTCGGCGGCGATTTTTTCTTGAGTAAACCCTAGCTCGGGTTTTTTCCTCACATAAATCGCCTTCAACAGGTCGCATTCGCGGATCTGCTCTTCGGTCAGGGGTAGTTTTCGGCTTTCTTTTTTCATGCGTCGATCTTATTACCAGCGGTATTCGGTCAACCAATATCGCCGGTATTGACTCTTAACAATACCGGCGGTCATACTTGACGTGAGTAATTACGTTGAGGACCGCGCCATGCGCCGTATCCCGCTTACCGAATTCGCCAAAGAGCACGGCCATACCAAGGCTGCGCAGATGCTCGGCTGCACTCAGGGCGCCTTGAGTAAGGCCATACGTGTGGCTCGCGACATCTTCGTGATCTGCAACGACGACGGCAGCCTTTCAGCTCAAGAGCTACGCCCGTTCCCATCCCAAAAATCAGCCGCTTAACCACCTTCAACCGCCACAAGGAGCAGCACATGTACGAGTTCGACACCCACAAGCGCAGCGAGGTGAGCAAGGTCCGCTATCGCCCGGATGAGATGAGCCAGTTGCGCCGCGAGGCTGCAATGGCCGGCATGCAACTGGCCACGTACATCAGGAAGCTTTCGATGCTTGGTCGTGAGCTGGGCGCCGCTGAAGTTATCCGCCAGATGAATGGCCTCGACGATCAGTTGCAGGAACAGGAACAGCATAAAACGGCCTGAAGGCCCTTTGGAGGGTCAAGTGCTCGAAAACTACTTCGACTGCCTGGATGTAGGGGCTCAAGAGGAGGTTCGACAGCTTGCTGTAGACCTTGGATGGAGCCTTCAAAAGGCGGCAATGGAATACCTGAAGACGTCGAAATCTCTCGCCGTCGTCAGCAGCGTTGAGCGCATGAAGCGAAAAGCCCCGGTACTGGAAATGGTGCGAGGGGGAACCCCTAAAAAGGGACTCGATAGTGCCTGACTACGAATTTCAGGCAAAAAAAAGCCGGGGTAGTGACCCGGCTCTCTTCAACATCTCTGTGGGACCGATTATGCATACCACACCCCATACAAGCAATACCTTGGCAATGGCCGCTCCACAAAATGCAATGCGCGAAAACGTGGAGCGCACGGTAACGATGAGCAGCACGGAAATTTCTGAGCTGACTGGAAAGCAGCACAAGCATGTCATCCGCGACATCCGGGAAATGCTCGACGAGCTTGAAAAAGATGGTCCAGTTTTGGGCCATGTCAGAGAAGACAAGGACGGTCGGGGCTATACCACCAATTTCCATCTGGACAAGGAGCTGACCGAGACGCTGCTGACCGGTTACAGCATTCCTTTGCGTCGGAAGGTAGTGCGCCGCCTTCATGAGCTTGAAGACAGCCTCAAGCCCCGCGTCATCGCTACTCTCCCTGACTTCTCCAACCCTGCCGCTGCTGCCCGCGCCTGGGCCGAGCAGTTCGAGCTGCAACAGGCCGCCACCCAAGCTCTGGCCATTGCCGCGCCCAAGGTTGAGTTTGTAGACAAGTACGTCGAATCCACCGGCCTCAAGGGCTTTCGCCAAACCGCCAAGCTGCTGGGTGCTAATGAGGCCCGCTTCCGCGAGTTCCTGCTGGACAAGAAGATCATGTACCGCATGGGTGGGGAGTGGCAGACCTACGCCCAGCACATCAACGCTGGACGCTTCGACGTGAAGACCGGCACCAGCGAGACCGGACACGCCTTCAACCAAACCAAATTCACGCCCAAGGGTGTCACCTGGGTGGCCGGATTGTGGGCTCAGTACAAACTGGAGGTCCAATGATGGCCCGCTCTCGGAATATCAAACCGGGGTTCTTCTCCAACGAACACCTGGCTGAGCTGGACTTTGCCACCCGCCTGCTGTTCATCGGCATGTGGACCGAAGCTGATCGGGAAGGGCGCCTGGAAGATCGCCCGCGCCGCCTGAAAATGGCCCTGTTCCCTGCTGACAATGTCGACATCAACAGCATGCTCGATGACCTGGATCATTTGGGGTTCATCAAGCGTTACACCGTGGGCGACGTGAAGGCGATTCAGGTCATCAACTGGACCAAGCACCAGAACCCGCACATGAAGGAAGCCCAAAGCACCATCCCTGAAATGCCCGTCGTAGAAGCTTCCGAGGGAAAGCCTGATGCGAGCACCATACAAGCACCAGACTCGCACAGTTCTTTCCCTGCTGATTCCCTCTCTCTTGATTCCCTTAACCTGATTCCTGATTCCCTCAACCCGTCGCCCGCGCCGGTGGATCGCGCCGAGCTGTTTGCCCGGTTCTGGAAGCTGTATCCCCGGAAGGTGGGCAAGGACAAGGCGGAGAAGGTGTGGGCAAAGCTCAAGCTCACCCAAGCCCTGTTCGACCAAATCCTGCAAGCGCTGGCCAAGCACTCGCTGACACCGGGCTGGACCAAGGACAACGGCCAGTTCATCCCGCACGCCTCGACCTGGCTCAACGGCAAGCGCTGGGAGGACGAGGTAGATCCTCCGACCAATGTTCACCCGTTCCCTGCTGCATCCCGCCACGAAGGCTTCGACAAGCGCGACTACCGCGCCGGCACCAAGGAGAACGCCAATGGCACGTTCCGTATCTGACCTGGGTGACCAGATGGACAAGAAATTTGGCGTCGTCGGTCGCACGCCGGCCAACTGCGATATCCACGGCCCGTTCGAAGCGGTCCTGCTGCGCTCCACTGGCGAGCCTTCCGGCTGCCCGATCTGCGCCCGAGACAAGCGCGAAACCGAGGAACTGGCCCGCAAGCGCTCCGATTTCAGCCGCACCCAGCGCAGCTTGGCCTGCATCCCTCAGCGCTTCGCGAGCAAGACCCTTGCCGGCTACCAGGTCGAGAATGATGGCCAGCGTGTTGCCGCAGCGGCGTGTGCCGATTACATCGACGAATTCTTCAGGCATCGCCGTGCAGGCCGCTGCATGTTGCTGCTGGGAAATGTTGGCACCGGCAAAACGCACCTGGGCTGCGCGATCGTCAACACGCTGATCGACCAGCACATGGTCAAGGCGATCTACCGCACTGTCGGGACGATCCTTGGCGATATTCGCGAAACCTTCGCCAATCAGGTTGCAGGTGCCGAGGCGTACATCATGCGTCAGCTCACCGATGCCGACCTGCTGGTTCTGGATGAGGTGGGCGCCACCAAGAAATCCGAGTTCGAGCTGGCAACCCTGTTCAGCATCATCAACGGTCGCTACGAGCAGGGCCGGCCCACGGTGATCATCAGCAATCTGGCCCCCGGCGAACTGGGCGATGCCATCGGCACCCGCTGTCTTGATCGCGTCCGGGAAAACGCTTGCATCGGTGTGGCGTTCGACTGGGAGTCGTATCGCGGCCGGGAGGCAGCCCAATGACTCAGGCCCAGCGCAACACCGTAAACCAGATGGTCGCAGACGGCTTCCACGTCGTGCTGGCGGCCAAGGACATCGTTCGCCTGAGTCGCGGTGCAGATGCTCGAATTGTCATGGCTGATGGCAGCCAGAAGCGGGCAAACCACGCAGACGGCGTTCTGCTGATGAGCAAATTTCGTAGGGGGAAGGCGTGATGGGCGAATTCGTAGAAGTGAAAACGGCTGAGTTGGTCGGTGCTGCGCTGGATTGGGCTGTGGCAAGGGTCGAGGCGGTGGAAAACCTGGTGCTGCGCAAAGGCCAACCTGCTTTTGAGCGTGATTTCGACCCTGACTGCTGGGCAGATGACCACGACATGAAGCTGTTCAAGTGCTGGCGGTTTTACACACCGTCCACCGACTGGGGCCAGGGTGGGCCGCTGATCGATAAGTTCAAGATCGGGATCACGCATGACCGCCTCGATAAGAAGGGACTGGCCTGCCAAGCAATTCCCAAAGCATCCCCGTTTCCCTCCTATGGCGGCACCACTCTGACCGCCGCATGCCGCGCCATCGTCGCCTCCAAGCTTGGCGAAACCGTATCCATCCCTCGGGAGCTGCTGCCATGACCGACACCAACAAGATGCGCGACCCAATGCGCGAGCAGTTTGAGGTGAAATTTCCAGTTCCTGCTGGTGTGGCCTGGAAGGAAAGCATCGGGATGTACGAAGTGGTTGATGTTTGGAGTTTGAAAAACATCTACACGATCGGCGAACAAAACGCCCGCTGGGAAGGCTGGCAGGCATCGCGCCAGGCGGTTGTCGTTGATCTGCCGGAGACATTCGAGCCGGGTCATGGATGGGACTTGTGCATGGAGGTGGACGAGGTAGTCGCCGCCATCGAGGCCCAGGGCCTGCGAGTGGGGGTGCGAAAATGAAGACGCACTACTGCCCGCATCCACAAGATGAGTCCGAAGAACAGGCCGTTTGCGGGACTTGGCTCGGCGAAAGCAGCAACTTGTCTGGCGATTGGTCTCGCGTGGACTGCCTTCGATGCCTCGGCGGCAAGGGGAAGATATCGCTGTCAGCCGCTGCCGAAGAGGACGCAATCGTTCGGCAGATGGGCGATATGGCGAATTTCATGCGCGAGGTGAAGCCATGACCATCGACACCAAAGAACTGCGCAAGCTGGCTGAGGCTGCAACGCCTCAGAACTTTGATACCGCTCAAGAAAAGATTGAGAACGGGTATATCGAGTGCCCTCATTGTGGCGGCTCAGGCGAGGTTCAGCTTGAGGCTGACTATTGCAATTACGACGGCGCTGCGCTCGGGGTTCAGTTCTACGGCATAGGCGGGGAGTTTGGTGCAGCGGAAGCGTTCTATCGAGCCGCCAACCCGGCCACCATCCTGGCGCTGCTGGATGAGCTGGCTGATCTGCAAGACCTCAAGGCATACGCCACCCTTCCGCTGCGCGAGCGGTGTGCCGAGAAAAAGCAACTCAAGGCCGAGAACGAAAAACTACGCAAGATCATCAGCGACTCAGCCACAGCCTGCGGTGCTGCTGTATCCGTTGAATGCAGCCTGGAGTTCATGGCCATGCTGCCGGGGGAGATTGGGCTGGTGGTTAATCGCCTCAAATCTCAAGTCACCACCTTGCAGGCCGAGCCGAACAGCTACCAGTCGGGCTTCGACGCCGGGCGCCGGTCTTCCGCCGTATATGCCCAAAGTCACCGCAATGAGGCGCTGGCCGTATCCGCGAAGAACGTCGAGTTGCGCGCGGAGAACGAGGCGCTGCGGAAAGATGCTGAGCGGTATCGGTGGCTGCGTGATTCTGAGTACGCCGGGAAGATCCTGCGCGATATGGGCGCCAAGTATCGTGAGGATGCTGACGAGAAGATTGATGCCTCCATGGCCAAGGAGGCCGGCCATGACTGACCTCATGCTCCGCAACGAAAGCGACCGTGCACGCCTGATCGGGTATCTGGCCGGCCTTGACCTGGCCAAGCCGCGCCGCCTGACCATCGTCGAGATCCGCAGCAAGCGCTCTGACGCACAGAACCGCCTGCTGTGGCAGTGGAACGGACTGATCCAGGCTCATCTGCGCGATTCGTTCGGACAGTTGGCCAGCTCAGAAGAATGGCACGAGATCCTGGTGGCCAAGCTCTGGCCGGCCGAGGTTCATCCGGTCCAGCTTCCCGACGGCACCCGCTACCGCGTCGGCCGGGCCAAGACCCGCAAGTTCACCACCCCGCAAATGACCCAGTACCTGGAACTGCTGGATGCCTACTGCGCCGAGCACCTACAACTCCTGCTGCCACACCCCGAGGATTTGATGATGGCGATTTACTGCGAGCGCCGGGGGAGGGCTGCATGACCGTCCTCAAGCGCTTCGAGCGCAACACTGTCGGCCGCGACTTCGCCGTTGGTGATATTCATGGCCATTTCACCCGCTTGCAGGCCGCTTTGGATGCTGTGGGCTTTGATCCAGCAACCGACCGGCTGTTCTCTGTCGGGGACATGGTTGATCGCGGCCCTGAGTCTGAGCAGGTCGACACCTGGCTGGCCAAGCCGTGGTTCCACGCTATTCGCGGCAACCATGAGCAAATGGCAATTGACGCGTATCGGGCAGATTCTGATGGCCGCGCCGCCGGCTTCCACCTGAGGGTTGGCGGTGCCTGGCTCTATGCCCGGTCATCGGTCGAGCAGGCCTGCTATGTCGAGCTGCTGGCCGACCTGCCACTGGTCATCGAAGTGGAGACACCTGAGGGGCTGATCGGGATCGTTCATGCCGACTGCCCATTCCCGTCGTGGACCACGCTGCAAGAGTGGGCTGGTGGTGGGTCGGGTTTCCGCAATGTGGAAGAGGCCTGCCAGTGGTCCAGAAGCAGGGTTGACTTGCAGCAAGACCACGGCGTGGCCGACATCCGGGCCGTGGTGGTGGGTCATTCCGTGGTTCGGCGCCCTGCGGTGCTGGGCAACGTTTACCACATCGACACCGGTGGCTGGATGGATGGCCGCTTCACACTGCTGGACCTGCACACGCTGCAATCACATCCACCCATTGACCCGAAGCTGTCCTGGGACTGGGGTGACGAATGAAGCGCACCGAACTGAAACGCACCGTCCCACTCAAGGCCAGCGGCATAACCCCGCGCACACCCCGCAAGAAGAAGTGCCAGCACTGCGCTGAGGCGTTCCAGCCTTCGCGTACAGGGCAAAAGGTGTGCGGACCTGCCTGCGCTATAGCTGTTGCTCCGAAAGGTCGTGAGCAGGGTCGCAAGGCTCTTGCCGAGATCGACCGCAAAGAGATCAAGGTGCGAAAAGAGGCCCTGAAAAGTCGCTCGGATCACATGCGGGAGGCGCAGATAGCGTTCAACGCATATATCCGGGCCAGGGATCAGGCAGCCGGCTACCCGTGCATATCCAGCGGCCGACCTCTGGACTGGTCCGGCAACCAGACAGATGCAGGCCACTACCGCAGCGTCGGTGCCGCACCTCATCTGCGATTCGATGAGCGCAACTGCCACGCACAAAGTAAGGCCGATAACCGATTCCTGTCAGGCAATGCCGTGGATTACCGCGTCGGTCTTATCGCCCGTATCGGCTTGGAGGCTGTCGAGGCGCTGGAGTCGGATCAGTCGGTCAAGAAGTACACCATCGAAGATTTGAAGGCCATCACGGCGCATTACAGAGCGAAGACCCGGGCAATCAAGAGGACTGCTGCATGATGAATTTGAACTCGGCCCGCGCAGCCTGGCACGACGCGCTCTACACCCCTTGGGACAGCCAGGGCGCCCACATCGAGCAGATCGGCCTGCTGGGTTGCTCAGTGCAAAAGACCGAGAAGTCCGTGAACAGCCGTCACGCCATGCACCAGTCAATGTCTGCGCGTATTCAGCACGCCATCGCCACGCTGCCAGATCACCTACAAGCGTTCGGCAATCACATGTACAGCCCTTTGGCCGGCATTGATGAGAAGGAGGAGGCCGAAGAGCGCGTGCTGCACCTGGCATACAGCCTTGGCCCGAAGATGACAGCCCGCAAATTCGAGAAGGCCCGGTATGTGGCTCAAGCCATACTGCTCAGGTATCGCCGGCTGCACCAGGGCGGGCAGAGCGAAGGCGTCGACCCGCTGCCTACCGTCGAGAAGATGCGGCTGTGGATTCTAGCTGAGTTCGGAGTGGTGCTGGTGGGTGACCAGTGGGCCAGGGACTGGGGGGACTTTGTAGAGCGCTGTTTCGATGCATGCAACCAGCTCGACAAGGCCGCTCTGGCGCCAGTTTCGCGGTCGTTGATGGTGATGAAAGAAGCTGCTTGATCTTTTGTCGGCGTTGCGGCACCATTTCGCCATCTTTACAGTTTTGCCTTCGGCAAACCTTCAGATCAACCCGGCCCTCAAAGCCGGGTTTTTTGTTGCCCCAAGAAAACCACTGAGGAAATCACATGCGTCGACTCTCCGCTTACTTGGGCTTTGCGTTCGCCGCATGCCTGTCCCTGTTCTCGTTCTCTGCCCTGGCCGAGCCGATCACCAAGGCCTACCAGACGGCCTTCGTCATCGCCGAGCCGCACGGCGTCGCGCTCACCCGCATGGAGCTGACCCTGGCCATGTGGCGAACGGGCAGTGATGAAGGGCTAGAGGCCCTGAAAAGTAACCTGCGCGCATCGAGCAACCACTTCGAAATGGTGTCGGTCACGCCATCGCCTGACCGCGATGAGCGACCGGATTGCTGATACGCCTGGAAGCAACTGAAAAAGCCCGTACATGCTGCGGGCTTTTTTGTGCTGCCGAGGAAAGCTCCTGCACTGGCGGGTGCTTTCCCGGATGCATATTTTCGCCGCCATAGCTCAGTAGGCCAGAGCGTCCGCCTTGTAAGCGGAGGGTCCAGGGTTCGAATCCTTGTGGTGGCGCTAATTTCCACGCTGGGATTCATCCATACGAGTGTGGCAATAACCGCGCGCTCCGGCGATAATCCAAGTCCGCATCGATCATCCCTCTGCAAAAGGCGGTGCGGGTTAAACCCAGCTCTCAAGGCTGGGTTTTTTATTGGGCGCGTCAGAATGATTTCTTGGTGAACGTCTCAGGTTCTGACTGGGTGCTTTCGACAGTAAGCTTCGATCCTGAAACCGAGTATGTCAGCCTGGAGTCGCCTTCGGCATACGAGCTTCTCCAACGACCCCAGTCTTGCGTGTCGTTCATGAAGCCACGCCACACTACGGTTCCATTCGAGACCTGGCATTGATACCTGAAGGTATCGCCATCACTGCGGCGATAAGATATCTCTGGATTTCCGCCTGATGCGGTGGCTTTCATGGTCTTGACGTCTCGACCCATTTCTATAGCTATGGCGGCCTTGCATATCTCAGCCTTGGTAAATTCTGCGGCCATCGTATTCATTGCGACCGCTGTCAAGGCCAATGCACCTATCGCTTTTTTCATATCCTTTCCATGGTTGGTTGCTGACCAATCCATATTCGCATGCTAAGCCTTGGAGTAGCGCATGGAGTTTCTATCCCGCCTGCTCGACAAAGCCGAGTGGGCGATTGCTGGACTGATCGGCGCTGTAGTCGCTAGCTGGTGGCACAAGGACGACCTGACCAATATCCGGGCCTGGGTCATCTTCCTGATCACTGGCGCGGCTTGTGCCCTGTACCTCACCGGCATCGTGAGCGACCACTTGGGCGTTACCGAACCCAACAACGTCGCCGGCGTCGGCTTCCTTCTCGGCACATTCGGCGGATCGCTGATGGCCGCCATTCACCGAGCGATCAAGGCTGCTGACATCTGGGCCCTGATCCGGCAGAAGTTCGGGGGTAACCCATGAGCCTGCAACTGTTGAGCACCACCTTCATCGCGCTGATCTCTGCATGGGCTTTCTGGGCAATGCTCAGCAACCGGGTGCGTGACGGGCTGATCGGCAAGGTGATCTATGCCGCCGTGATGATTGCCGGGTTCGCAATCGTGACCCGGGCGGAGTCGATCTACATCACGCCTACTGTGGCTGGTGTCACCTTCCACGCCGCCCTGGCAGCCGCTGGAATGCGCCATGTGTTCATGGTCACCTGCTGGGCCAGGGTCAAGGCTTGGCTTTGCCATTACCTGCGCTGCGAGCACTGCCTTGCCGATCCACGCTTCGGCAGTGATCCGGGCAAGGAAGACCGCCGCAAGCTGTAGCGCTCCACAAATTCGATAACGCCATTTTGTGGCGCGCACATCCACAGCCCTGGCATACGTCGGGGCTTTTGCATTGGAGAAGGGTATGACGCAGGTTCTGAATGAAGGCCTTTCGTTTGGCGATGCCATCAAGGCGCTCAAGCAAGGTCGACGTGTTGCCCGCGCTGGCTGGAATGGCAAGGGCATGTGGCTCGTTCTTGACCCAGGCTCGACAGTAGGTGAGGTGCGTCCCGGTAGCGCCTACCACAAGGCCGGCGTGACCGGCTCGTTCACCATCAACCCGCATATCGACATGAAGACCGCGACCGGCGAAATGCAGCCTGGCTGGCTCGCCTCGCAGACTGACATGCTGGCTGACGACTGGGTAATCTTGGAGTAGATCATGCTTTTTTCCCGATTGGTTCTCGAAATCGACACCACCGCCATTGACACTGCTCGGGCAAAGCTTGCCGATCTGGAAGATGCGTTGCTGCGGGCAAAGGGTGATGCCAGTGCTGTGAGCATTGAGCCTCTGCCAGCGCAGGTAGGCTGCTTCACCATTGACCCACTTGAGTCGGCCATTGATCAAGCGGTGCGACTGATCTCCGAGTGCCAAGGCAATCAGGAAGTGCGGCTGACCGATCATCTTGATCGACTGCTGGCATTGCAGCTCAAGCAACTGAGCGAGCCTGTAGTGGTCGAGCACAGCCAAGTTGGTGACCTTTCGCGCACCGAGGTCAGGTCGGGGCGGGATGGAAGCATCTGCCACAAGGCATGACCAAGAAGAACTGGACCATCACCACCCCAGGCTACAAGCCCTTCCCGATGATCCTCCTTGAAGAGGCGTTGGATCATGCGGGCGCGCTGGCCTATGCCAGGTCGATATGGCCGCGGTGCGCAGTGGAGTAATGCATGACCACCATCGCCTACAAAGACGGCGTGATCGCCTATGACAATCGCCAGACAAGAGGCGACCGGATTGTTTCCGACTCCTGCTCCAAGTGCGAGAAGGTCAACGACGTCCTGTTCTTCCTGTCTGGCGCCGTATGCGATGAGAAGGCCCTGATCGCGGCCTACTTCGGCACGCCTTCACCGGCCCCGGTCGAGTGCTCAGGCTATGTCGTCGACGCCGGCAAGTTGATGATGGTCGGCCATGCCAACAAGACGGGCATCTGGAAGCAGGAACTCGACCCGGCCAACCCTGACGCCATCGGCAGTGGCGCTGCCTATGCCATGGCAGCAATGGATATGGGCGCAAGCGCAGAGGATGCGGTGCGGGCTGCGATGAAGCGGGATATCTACACGGGTGGGAAGGTGCGTACGCTGGAACTGAGCTTGCAGTTCATTCCTACAGCCTGACCTGACCCTTTGTCCTAGCCGCCAAAAGTGCTCGCTCTTTCGAGAGCTGCTTTAGAATTCCTGGGTACCCTCCATGGTACATGTACAGGAAGTACCGCCCCGTATCGTCGAAAAGAATCCTGTAGACATCGCAGGGATTTTTGGGGCCAGTGGAGCGCCTGATAGTTTCCGTTACGACCTCGTGGGACGCTATCTGAAAAGTCTTGAGTGTGTCGATGAAGTCCTGATCCATCTCAAGGTTGGCCTGTTTCGCGTAGCGATAGTCGGCCTGTATGGAGCGGAAGAGAAAGAAGCCTATAGGCGACCACAGCAATAGAGCCAACAGCATGGCAATACCCCCTGTCCTGAGTGTAGTGAGCAATCATGGCTGGTGTTTGATGATCCCGCCAATCCACGGCTGACGAGCAGCCAGGAGCGCGCATGAGTAGGCCGATCCCGCCCGCAAGTCTGCTTGAGTCGGCATTCTTGACACTGACTCCCGCCCCCGAGGTCTGGGAATGGATATCGACCGAGATCCTTGCCGACACCTCGGGCTGCGAAAATCGTGGTGCGCTCTATCTGCCGCCTTGAAGTTGCATCAGGTTCGACTTAGGGTTTAGGGGCACTTCGCCATCTGGAGAATGACATGGATCCGTTGCAGATATTGATTCTTAAAAAGCAGTACGAAATCCTCGCCTTGCTTGATCCCGGCAATAAAGATCACGAGCTATCTCTTAAAGCGATCGACTCTGGATTCGAGCTTGAGATAGAGGCTCTTATCGAGGGCGCCTCGATTGAGCCGGTGTCCGTAGAAATCTGCAAGGAGGTTCGGAGCATCCTGGACATGTTCCGCAACTTGCAAAACAGCTTCAGGCAAAATGGTGCTGACGCCGAGTTGATCCGCGCCTCCCTTTTTCCAGGATTCGATGGAAATGAGGAGAGTGATTTCTATTCGTATGCGCTTTATCTACTTGAAGATAAGGGGCTGTGGAAGGGACTGGAAAGCAGAGACAATACTTGGAATTCGCATCATCCGACCGTTCATGGCTATCGACTAATGCTCGCTGAGTTCAAGGGTGTCGGTAAATTCCCGTACACCAATGAGGCTGTAGAGCGAGTTCTTGCTGCGCGTCTTGAAAGGTGAAAAATATCAGATGACAACCAAGCAACCCGACTGGGAGGCCATCGAACGCGCCTTCCGGGCGGGTGCGCTTTCCATTAGAACAATCGCTGATCGCCACGGCGTCAGTGACACTGCCATCCGCAAAAGGGCCAAGGCCGCAGGATGGGAGCGCGACCTATCCGAGCAGGTCCGTAAAGAGGTTCGCAACAAGTTGGTTCGCGGCGAGGTTCGCGAAGACCAATGTGCGAACCCCGAGCAAGACGCCGAGATTATTGAAGAAGCGGCCGAGGAAGGTGCGACAGTGGTTCGCAGCCACCGCCGTGATGTTCGCAAAGCCACGAACCTTGCGAACCTGTTGATGGATGACCTGCTGCTGACCATTCAGCGGCGGGAAGAAATCGAAGACGCCATCGAAGAAGAAACGAAGGGCGATCAGAACGGAATGCGCCGGGCATCTATGCTCGCCGCCGTTGGCTTGCCGAGCAATGCCAAGACCCTGTTTCAGCTGTCGTCTGCCATGAAGAACCTGCAAATCCTTGAGCGCACGGCATTCGGCCTGGACGAGAAGGAACCCTCTAAAGACTCGGATGACCTGTCCAAGCTGATGGACGAATTATCGAAGGAAGCCTGACCCATGAAGCCCGAGCACATGAAGTTGCTCAGGGATCGGTTCTGGCGCCTGAACAATCTGTACTTCATCACCGACAAAAACGGGAAGAAAGTCCGCTTCCGCATGACACAGGAGCAGATCGACTACTTCCAGGGGATGCACACACGCAACATCATCCTCAAGGCCCGGCAGTTGGGCTTTACAACCCTGGTGTGCATCGTCCAGCTGGATGCCGCGCTGTTCGAGTCGGCCAAGTGCGCCCTGATCGCGCACACGCTCAATGATGCCAAGCGCCTGTTCCGGGAAAAGGTGAAGTATGCGTACGACAACCTTCCTGCTGAGATACGGGCTGCAAACCCTGCTCGCAACGATGCTGCTGGCGAACTTGTGTTCAGCAAGGGCGGATCGCTCTACGTGTCCACATCCTTCCGGGGCGGGACTCTACGGTATCTGCACGTATCCGAGTTCGGGAAGATCTGCGCCAAGTTTCCCCACAAGGCCCGAGAGATCGTCACCGGGGCATTCGAGGCTGTCGCCGCCGATTGCTTCGTTACGATCGAGTCGACGGCGGAGGGGCGGGCGGGCTACTTCTTCGATTACTCGCAGAGCGCAGAGAAGCAGCAGCTATCTGGTGTGCCGCTGGGCCTGCTGGACTGGAAATTCTTCTTTTTCAGCTGGTGGCGCAACGCGCTGTACTGGCTGGACCCTGAAGGGGTAGCCATACCGCAACGCCTGACCGTCTACTTCGATGAGTTGTTCGGCAAGCACGGCATCTTCACCAACCCAGGCCAGCGCGCCTGGTATGCCGCCAAGGAAAAGACCCTCGGCGACGACATGAAGCGGGAATACCCGTCGATCCCCGCTGAGGCCTTCCAGCAGTCTATCGAGGGCGCCTACTACGCCAAGCAGTTCGCCAAGCTTTACGGCGCTCAGCGAATCGGCGTGCTGCCCGACAACAGCCACCAGCCCGTGCATACGTTCTGGGATATCGGAGTGGGCGACTCAACGGCGATCTGGTTTGTCCGGTTCGTTGGTGAGGAATTTCATGTCGTGGACTTCTATGAAAACAGTGGTGAAGGCCTGCGGCACTACATGAAGGTGCTCAAGGACCGTGGGTACACCTACGGTGAGCACTGGGGGCCGCATGACATCGAAAACCGCGAGTTTGGTAGCGATGGCAAGACTCGAAAGGATCTTGCGCGCGAGGGGTATGAGATCGACGGCCAGAAGTACAGCCTGAAATTCAGCGTCGTTCCAAAGCTCGGGGTCGATGAAGGTATCGAGCAAGTCCGAGAGATCCTGCCGGTGTGCGCTTTCGATGGGGCCAAGTGCGAGCTGGGCATTTCTTGTCTGGAGAGCTATCGCAAGGAGTGGGACGACAAGCGCGGCTGCTGGAAAGACAAACCCTTACATGACTGGTCGTCGCACGGCTCGGATGCATTCCGGTATTTCGCCGTGACGATGAGCAGACGCAAACGCACAGGCGGTGTCCGCCGCATTGGAGGATTGGCGTAATGCCCGTGCAATCAACGAACCCCGACTACGAAGCCCACATCGCCGAATGGCGAATGATGGACGACGCCCTGGAGGGCGAATGCGCAATCAAGCGCAATCCCCTCAACTTGCCCAAGCCAAGCGGCATGGTCGAGGCCGAGAAGCTGGACGGCCAGGGCAATGCCTACCTGTACCAGAACTACACGGCCCGAGCCCAGTACGAGCACTGGGTACGCGATGCGCTGCGCTCGATGATGGGGCTGGTGTCCAAGCTGATCCCTGAAATCAAGCTGCCGACCGGCATGAGTGGCATGGAAGACAATGCCACTGCCGATGGATTCGGGCTGACCCAGCTGTTCATGCGGGTAGTGCGCCAAGCGATCTCGCACGGCCGGGTGCCGATGGTGATCAACGTCGACGATAGCGGGCTGCCGTATTTCTCGACCTACGCCACACGAAACGCCATCAACTGGGATACGGCAGACCAGGGAGGTCGGCAAGATCTGGTGCTTGCGGTGTTCCGCGAGTTCAGGAAGAAGGCCGAGGACCGCTACAGCCACGACTGCGAAACGGTCTACCGCGAATTCTTCATGGTGGACGAGGTTTGCTATACGTCCGTGCGCAACGAGGCTGGCGAACTGGTCGAGGAAGAAAAGCCCCTCGGCACAGTGGGCGGCAACAACGAACTGGTGCGCGGCCTAGAGTACATTCCGGTCATCTATTGCGGCTCGACTGACAACTCGCCCGAGGTGGACGAGATCCCGTTGCTGACCATGGCAAGGGCAGCGCTCAAGGCCTATCAGCTCAGTGCCGATTACTTCACCGCGCTGCACCAGACCAGCCACCCGCAGCCGTGGGTGTCCGGGCTGGATGATGATATCGAGTTGAGCGTCACCGGCCCGTCGGCAGCCTGGGATCTGGGCAAGGACGGCGCATGCGGCTATCTGGAGTTCCAGGGCGCAGGCGTCGAAGCTGTCCGAACAGCCATGGAAGACCAGAAGAACGCCGCACTTGAGGCGGGGGCCAAGGTTATGGACGTGGGCGGCACCGAATCGGGCGAGGCCCGCAAGACCCGTCAGAACGACCAGCACGCCACATTGCACAGCATCGTTATCACTGCTGCGGCTGCCATCGACCAGGGTCTCCGCTATGCGGCTGAGTGGACCGGATTCAGCCCGGACGACGTCGCGTTCACGGTCAAGCCTGACTTCGTGGTGACCGAGGCAGATGCTCAGCAACTGACTGCCCTGATCCAGCTCTGGCAGAACAGGTTCATTGCCAAGAAAGACGTACGTGGCAACCTGCGCCGTGTTGCGCTGATTGCCCCTGACCGTACTGACGATCAGATCGACGATGAACTGGAGGCTGAATCACCGATAGGTGTCATCAATGAGCAGTGAGGGATATCTGGAGGATGAGGCGACCCGGCACGCCATTTATGTCGCGCTGTTTGCGATGCTCAAGGTCGACACGGTCACCACATTCATCACTCAGGCCATTGAGGCTGCACAGGATCGCGTATCAGCAGGTCTAAGCTCTTACGGAACTCAGCGGTACGAGCGTCAGATTCAAGTCCTACAGCGCGATCTGATCGGCATTTACTCGGAGATGAAGGGGCAGCTTGAGCTGGACCTGAAAGAGTTCGCAGGGGTAGAGGCGAAGTACACCGCCGACCTGCTCAAGCAGGTGGTGAAGCCGACAGTTCAACTGAACACGCCTTCGCCACAGATGGTCACGTCCGCTGCCACTTTCGACCCTATGAGTCTGGAATCACGGGCCGGCGTTCAGAAAATCAGCATTCGTGGTGCGCTGGATCAGTTCGGCACCAAAAAATCTGCCGAAATCATCAGTGAGATCAAGATCGGCGCTGCTTTGGGTGAGACAACGCCGACGATCAGCAGGCGCATCAGCAGCCTGCACCAACTCCAGCGCGACCAGGCGGTCAGTCTGGTGCGCACAGTAACGAACCACATCGCCAGCACGGCCAGGGTCGAGACACTCAAGGCGAACGACGACATCCTGGAGGGCATGCGCCGCATTGCCACCCTGGATGCGCGCACGTCGCTGTTCTGTATGGGTATCGACCAGACGATCATCCCCCTGCACGGACCAAAGCCGCCGTATCACTGGAATTGTCGAACCTCGCTGATTCCTGTGCTGAAAGCTGAGTATGCGAGGGAGATTCCTGGCTCCACTAGGCCCTCAGTAGGTCCGGACGGCGCCGCTCCAGTGGCGAGCAAGACCAGCTATCAGGATTGGCTCAAGCGACAACCTGTGGCGTTTCAGCGGGAAGTGCTTGGGCCGAGCCGCTATGCCTTGTTCAGCAAGGGTGAGCTGACGCTGGATCGGTTCGTCGACACCAATGGTAAGCGACTCAATCTGGAGCAGCTCAAGAAGCGTCAGCCGGCAGCGTTCAAGGCTGCTGGCATCTGACTTCACCAATTTCAAACAGCCCTGGCTATCGCTGGGGTTTTTTTATGCCCGTTCGGCGGGCCAATCAATCCCCAGGGGATCGCCACATGGCTTTTGAATTCGACCCGGCCGACCTCGGCCTGACGCTTGACGCAACCCAAGCCACAGCCCTCAAGGAGGCGCTCGGCGGCAAGGTTCAGGAATATCTGGACAAAGAGGTCACCGGCCTCAAGTCCAAGAACACTGAGCTGATCGGTAAAAACACCGCCTTCAAAACCGAGCTGGACAAGCTGAAAGGCCAGTTTGAAGGCCTGGACGTCGATGCGGTCAAGGCGCTGCTCAACAAGGTCGGCCAGGACGAAGAAACCAAGCTGATCGCCGAGGGCAAGCTCGACGAGGTGATCAGCCGCCGTACCGAACGCCTACGCAGCGATCTGGACAAGCAACTGGCTGCCGAAAAGGCCCGCGCTGACAAGGCCGAGGCCTTCGCTGCCAAGTACAGCGACAAGGTGCTGGCTGACTCCATTCGCGCTGCTGCCATCAAGGCCGGTGCGCTGCCCGAGGCCGCTGAAGACATCATTCTGCGCGCACGCGGCACCTTCAAGTTGGGCGAAGACGGCGAGGCGATCGCCACCAGTCGTGATGGCGAGGTCATCTACGGCAAGGACGGCAAAACGCCCCTGTCTCCCCTGGAATGGGCGGAATCACTCCGCGAAACCGCAACACACCTCTGGCCAAGGGCTCAGGGTGCCGGGCAGACCGGCGACAACGGTGGCAAGGCTACCAAAAAGTGGGGGGAGCACACCGAGCAAGAGCGCGCCGCTCTGGCCCGTGACAACCCCGAAGCATACAAGCGACTCAAAGCCACTCAAGGAACCTAATCCATGGCCACCACGCAACTCGCGGACATCTTCGTTCGTGACTATTACGCCGATCTGGCGCCGGTCAACTCGCCGGAAAAAACCGCCGTTTTCGAATCCGGCATCATCGTCAAATCCCCTGAGCTGGACGCAATCGCCTCCAATGGCCAAGGCACCGCCGAGATTGCCTACTGGCAGGATCTGGATGCCGACGAAGAGCCGAACATCTCCAACGATGACCCCGATGACCTGGGCGCTGTCGGCAAGGCCGAGATGGGCAGCATGCGCGCCCGTACCCTGTACCTCAACAAGGCCTACGGTGTGGCCGACCTCACCACTGAATTGGCCCGCACCGAGCCAATGCAGCACATCCGCAACCGCTTCGGCACCTACTGGACTCGCCGCTGGCAGCGTTACCTGCTGGGCGCAGCTCGCGGCATCATCGCCTCGAACATCGCCAACGACGCAGGCGACATGGTTGTCGATGCTGGCGCGACCATCAGTGCAGGTGCATTTCAGGATGCCGCCTTCACCTCTGGCGATGCTGCTGACGTGTTCTCCGCAATCGGCGTTCACTCCGTGGTGATGAACCAGATGGTCAAGCAGGATCTCATCGAGTACCTGCGCGACTCCGAAGGCAAGATCATCCTGGCCACCTATCTGGGCAAGCCTGTCTTCATGGACGACAGCCTGGTGTACGGCGCCGGTCGTTATCTGTCGGTGTTCTTCGGGCAGGGCGCTTTCGGCTACGGCGAGGGCGATCCTGCCAACCCGGTCGAGCTGGAACGCAAGCCTTCTGGCGGTAACGGTGGCGGTGCTGAGGTGCTCTGGGAGCGCAAAACCATGATCCTGCAGCCTGCTGGTTTCAGCTGGAAGGGCAGCGAGAACCGCAACCTCAGCCCGACCGCCACTCAGTACGCTGCCGCAGCTAACTGGGAGCGCGTCTTCGACCGCAAGCAGGTTCCATTCGCTGCCGTCATCAGCGGCACCACCACTCCGTAACTCACCAGCGGTGGGGCGCCTTCTGGCGCTCCATTCGCATGAGAGGCAATCATGAAAGTGATCTACACCGACAAGCCAGGCTCTGAGCCGGGCGTGTGCTACCGGCTGCTCAGTGAATTCTTCGGGGTGATCAGTGCGGCGACCGACGTTTTCGTTCAGGGCGACAACCCCAAGATCATAGAGGCCTACCAGCGCGCCGGCATCAAGGTTTCAGGTGCGGACGGGGATGGCCTACGCCTGGATGGCCCGACGGTTTCCGAGTTCGTCGCTGCTGGTTACAAGGCCAGCAACTATCCGCCGCAGGGCTACGCCTCCCGGAGTACTGCTGACGAAATCGAGCAGGCTCTGAAGCTCGAGCAGGAAGCGCCGGAAACCGACCCTCTGAAAATGAAGGTCCCTGAGCTGAAGGATTGGCTGACCGCCAAAGGCATCGACTTCGACGCCTCCGCCAAGAAAGAAGACCTGCAAGCCCTGATCCCCAAGGAATAAGCGCATGACCGACTTCATCACTGTGGCCGACGTCGACGCCATCCTGGGGCCGGACTGGCAGGGCAGCGGTGATGCGGTCCTTTCCGTTGCCATGGCTAATGCCTGGCTGACGGACAAGATCAAACGAGCCGTTCCAGATCCCACCCCGGATGAGATCAAGAAGGCCGGCGCCCAGGTCGCCAAGGTTGCGGCCGAGGGCAAGCTGTACAAGGCCACCGAGCGCGAGGTGCAGAGCAAGACCGTTTCGGCAACCTCGGGCACGTCCGTGAGCAAGACCTATGTGGCTGGCTCTACCGAGCTGACGCAGGGCGAGAACTTCGCCCTGGCTCTGATTGCGCCGTGGATCAAGCGGCAGGGCGTCATGATGCTCAAGAGGATCTAGTCCTATCTAATTCCGCCATCCCTGCTTGAGCTCTTGGTCAAACCATTGCTCAGCAATATCGCTTGCCGACATAACCCCCTTGAATTCCAGGTAGTGACCGTATCCGCAGTCATTGAGCCAACGCTCGAAAGAGCTAAAAGACGGGTGCCACCCTGGTGGCTGCTCCTGCGTTTTCGCCCACTCGTGAGCAAGGTGGCGAATGGCGGCTTCACATTCATCTTTCTTCATGGTCGATCTCTTTCGGGCTTGTCAGGAGTGTATTTCAAATGGGTATGCGCGACGAGATCCAGGCCGAGCTGGCTGAGGCGTTCAGCGATCCTGATGGCCTGGCGGATGCCGTGGAGGCGTTCTCAGGCGGCATCACGCTGCCGGGCGCCGTGGACCCGGTCACCGAGGAATCGACGCCCGGCGAGGTCATCGCTTACACCGGGCGCGGCGTCTTCACCGGCTACAAAATCGACTTGATCGACGGCGAAAGCATCAAGGCGTCCGACAAACTCCTGATCGCACTGACGAACGAGGTGCTCGGCGGCTTGCCTCAGGTCGGGCACAAGATCAACGGCATGAATGTGCTCAAGGTCGGTATCGATCCTGCGGGCGCCACTTACCAGATCCAACTGAGGGCAGTCTGATGGCCGGCTGGAGCATTCCCCCGACAGCATTCATTGCTCAGATCGAGAGCGACCTGAGCAAGCAGGCCCGGATCATCGCCATGGCGTTGCTGGGCGAGATCGTCATGCGCTCTCCAGTGGACACCGGGCGTTTTCGTGGCAACACCATGGTCAGTATTGGTGCGCCGGTATTCGCCAACACCGACAAGGTGGACAAGGACGGATCGGCAACCATCGGCGCCGGCCTGGCTGCGCTCACTGGGCTCAAGCCATACAGCGTCATCTACATCCAGAACAACCTTCCGTACGCGGAGCGCCTGGAAAACGGCCACTCCAAGCAGGCCCCGGGCAAGAATGCAATCTTCGGCATCTCGTTCACGGGCGTTGCAGCGGCGTACGCGCGATGACTTACGAAGAGATCCGCCGGCTCATCATTTCGCGCATGGTCGCATTCACCGGCATTGCCCAAGACCGAATCTTCTACCCGAACGCCCAGTATCCGGCGCAAAACCAAGACACCTCGGGCGTGTTCAAGCCGCCTGCGACTGGTCTCTGGTGCCGAATCAGCATTCAGCACGCCACGCCGTTCATGGCCGGCATGGCCGACAAGCCCTACACCCGCAAACCTGGACAGATCGTGATCCAGTGCTTTGCCCGGGTGCGGACCGGAATCAAGGGCCTGAACGAACTGGCCGACGCGCTGGAGGCGCACTTCTCCTACTGGAGCGAGGGCGACCTCGAATGCATCGAGACAGGCCAGATCGACGCTGGTGAGGATGGCGATTTTTATCAAGTCAACGTTGTGACCCGGTTCCGCGCCGGCTGACCCAGCACCAACCCGACCCACCCGCCGCGTGCGGGTTTTTTTATGCCCGCAGAAAGGAGACATACCCATGTCGTCTGGCGCCAAAGTCACAAGCTACCTGATTCCCGAGGCTACCCCGGGCGTCACCCCTACCACAGGCCCGTGGGATACCCTGCGCCTGACCAGCAACACCCTGTCGCCAACCCCGAACACTCAGGTCAGCGACGAGATCACTGATACCCGGCTCAGCCAGGGCTCGGTTGTGACCAGCACCGACATCCAGGGCGATCTGGTTGGCGAGCTGTCCTACGGATCGTTCGACAAGCTGCTGGAAGCTGGATTTTTCGGTGCCTGGACTGGCAACGTCCTGACGATCGGCAGCACACGCCACACCTTCACGGTCGCAAAGAACTTCGACGACGTAAGTGTATTCACCCTGTTCAAGGGCATGCACGTCAGTGTGTTCGCGCTGGATATTCCGGCAGACGGCAAGATCACTGCCACGTTCACGATGATGGGCTTGGACTTCGCCGACGGCGACACCAACACCGTCACGCCGATCAACCCGCCGACCACCACGCCGTTCATGTCGAACGCCAACGTGGGCACCATCCTGGTTGATGGCGTGTCGCTGGAAGGTTCAGCCTGCGTCTCCGCAATGACCGTCAGCCTGGACAACAGCCTGCAGGTTCAGCGCTGCCTGGGCACCTCCCGCCTGGGCCCTGGCGCCCTGATCGAGACAGAGGCGGCCATCACCGGCACTATCACGCTGGCCTGGAGCTCTCGCGCCTGGCAGTTGTGGAAGAACCAGTTCACCCGAAAAACCATCGCAGTCAGCTTCCCGCTGCTGGATAGCCAGGGCAACTCCTACACCCTCAACTTCCCAGCTATCGAAGTCGATGGCGAGCTGCCAAACGGCGGCAAGCGCGATCTGATCGAAGTCACCTTGAACTGGACCGTAGCGAAGGTCGCCCCGACCATCACCCGGTCGCCTGCACCTGCCGTGACAAGCGTTGCCGTTGCGCCAACCACTGCATCCATTGCCGTTGGTGCGACTCGCCAACTGACCGCGACCGTATCACCTGGTGGTGCGCCACAGTCCGTTACCTGGACCAGCTCCGCACCTGGCGTGGCATCGGTCAGCACTTCCGGCCTCGTCACTGGCGTGTCCGCCGGCACCGCGACCATCACCGCAACCAGCACCGTCGACGGCACGAAGACCGGCACATCCGCAATCACCGTCACCGCATAACCGATCAACCCCTTTGGTCGCCCCGGTACAACGCCGCCGGGGCGGCCTTTTTATGGCGTGGCGTGAGGATTCAACATGGCTTTGAAGCTGAAAAAGAAAGACCAGGCGAAAAACGCAGAAGCGCGCTGGTTTGATTTCGATTCGGAAACCAAGATTCTGCTTATGCCGCTGGATAATCAGGGGTATCAGATCGCCCTGGAGCGCATGCGCCGCCGCCTGGTGCGCAACGACGCTGTATTCCAGGAAGGTCAGGTCGGCATTGTTGATGGGGAGCGCACCGAGCACGAGAACCACTGCGCTCTATTGGCCAATTTCATCTTGACCGACTGGACCGGCGCTCAGGACGAGAACGGAAATCCGCTCAAGTATGATCCTGAAGCCGGCGCTGCAATGATGGAAGAGGACATCGTGCTGTTCGGCTTCGTTCTCGACAAGGCTTCGACTTTGGCCAAGGAGAACCGCGAAGAGCGTTACGAGGCCTTGGGAAAGCAATCGATCGCTACCGATGGGAAAGCGAGTGGTCAGGGAGCACAGAAAAGCGCCGACTGATCTACCAGAAGCTGCGCATGGCGGTGCCGGATGAGCCGCCGAACGACCCGATTACCGCGTCGTTGCTGAACGCCTTCCGCAATACATGCCGAGGGCGTCGATATATCGCAGGGGCTGCCGGCGCATTCCCGATGAGGCTTTCAGCCAGGGAGATCAGCGACTGGCTTGAGGCTCACCCGCTTCCGCTGCCCAGGCGCTATGTAGACGAGGTGATGTTCGCGCTAGATGACGTGGCGCTGGCCAAGGATGAGGAGTAGCTACTGGCTATTGGTAAGGAGTTGCTTGGCCTTTTCAATCCTCCGAAGAATTGCCATAGATCTTGGCCCCTCATGAACCTTTGAGGCATTGCCATGCTGCACCATGGGCTGTTCCTTATAGTCATCCGCAATCCGCTGCCATCGTTCGCAGATACGCATCTCGCCTGCGTAGTCGCCTTTCTTCCTAAGGAGGATTGCTGCGCGCTCAAAGTGGTATGGCGGAACGCAAAGCCGGCGATCTCTTGGCTGAATCCAGTACGCGCCTTCGCTTTCCTTACAGTGCAGAAGCATATGTGGAAGGCTATCTTTATCTTTGGCTGGATCTGATATATGCACGCGGCTGCTTCCTTGCTGAGCATTAGCTTCGACTGGTGTGTCCATGGGTTTTGGTGCTTCCTGCTGATGATGGTAGATTTTCATGATCAACAGGGAGGGTTTTTTGCCATGCGAATGCTTATTGGTGCTGTAGTTGCTTTTTTTCTCGCTGGCTGCGCTACCAGTCAGTCAGACTTGGAAAGGCACGGCAAGGTTGGCCTTGATGGACGAATCATAAAATCGCTCACTGTGTCTGCTGCCGGCAGAGCCTCCGCTGGCGGCTTGCCAAGATGTGTAGCGACCATTGTGAGGAATGATTCGGTCTCGTTGACCACTTCTGGCGGATTCGTCGGCGCATACACCGGGAACTACTACCCAACTTCCAGCAGTAGGGAAGTGGGCGGTGGATCCGTCATTCAGTACGCATCCCAAGACGGGGCAGAGGTTGTTGCAAGGGGCGAGACCAGATTTATGACTGCAATGGTTGAGCGCTCTTTGCGTTACACGATCAGCGCCAAGGACGCCGGTGTAGGTCGGGAATATCGGTTTACTGCAATCCAACAAGCCGGGACCGCCAATGGTTACGGTTACAACGACATAGCGGCTATGGCCGGTACTGGTGCCGAAGCCGCACTGGCAGCACTTCACAAAATCACCGATGAATTGGAAAGCTGCTTGAGGTAGCTGCCAACGCATCACACACCCGCTCCGGCGGGTTTTTTTATGCCTGGAGGAAAGCATGGCGCTCACATCCCGTCTTGCCGTTGACGTTGACAGTCGTGGCGCCGAGCAAAAGGTCCAGGATCTACGCAAAGCCCTTGAGATGCTGAATGCCGTTGGCGTTCGCACTGGGCCTATCCTGTCGGGCGCCTCGGGCAGCATGTCGAATGCAGCCAAGGAGGCGGCCGCCGCAGTTGTGAGCATCCAGAATGCGCGCAAGGCGCTCCAGGCGCTGAATGATGCTGGCGTGAAGACTGGTCCGGCGCTGAATGGCGCAGCCGGTGGCCTCAACGGCGCCGGCAGTGCTGCTGCCGCAGCCGAGGCCAAGATCGCAGCCATCCGCAAGGCGCTGGAGAGTCTGAACGATGCCGCGCTTCGCACCGGCCCGGCTATGAATGGTGCCAATAACGCAATTAATGCCGCCGGCCGAAACGCTGCAAATGCTGGCGGCCAGGTTCGCACGCTTGAGCAGCGCATGACGTCGTTGACTTCGATCGCCTCTGGCCTGCTCGGACCGCTGCTGGCAGCCTTCGGCACAGCCCAAGCAGTGAGTGCGGTTTATCGGGCGAGCGAGGCGTACACCGCCTTGAACAGCCGCATGAAGCTGGTAACCGACAGCGCCGGCGAGCTTGCTGCGGCTCAAAAGGCTGTTTTCGCTATCGCCCAGGGTGCATACCAGCCACTGAGTGCAACGGCCGAACTGTACCAAAGGATCGCTACAAACCAAAAAGAGTTGAAACTGACCGGCGAGGGCGTAGCCGGTGTGGTCGGCACCATCTCCAAAACCTTGTCGATCTCCGGCGCATCAGCATCGGCTGCAAACGCCGCGCTGATTCAACTCGGCCAAGCATTCGCCTCCGGCACATTGCGCGGCGAAGAACTGAACAGCGTGATGGAACAGGCGCCCGCGCTCGCTCAGGCCATCGCCAGAGGCATGGGCAAGACTGTTGGCGAGCTTCGGTCCTTGGGCCAAGCTGGATTGCTGACTGCCGACACCGTAGTGAAGGCGTTGCAGGCCCAGCAGGGTGCGGTAGACGAATCGTTCAACAAGACCAACGTCACCATCGGCAACAGCTTGACCGCAATGGGTAACAGCTTTACCCAGTTTGTCGGCAAGCTGGATCAGGCCAGTGGCGCAAGCGCATCCATATCGAGCAGCATTGTTTCTGTCAGTAAGTCGCTGGATTCGCTCACGTCCGGCTCTAGCGACACCGCCAAGGCGCTGCAGGTCGTTGGCGCGACCATGACAGGGATTGGCGCCGGGGCGGCCGTGCTCATGGCCGCAAAGGTTGCTCAACTGACCTATGCCATGGGGCAGTCAATCTATGCCTATTACGCAACAAGGGCGGCGACAATCGCTCAGGCTCAGGCGACCCTTAACCAATCAAATGCCGATGTTATTCGCGCCCGCACTGCTGCCTTGATGGCTCAAGCGGACCTTGCTGTTTACCGTGGGACTATTCTGCAGACGGTGGCTGTTGGGCGGCTGGCAGAGGCTCGCTTGGCGCTCGTCGGAGCCGAGACCGCCGCTCGTAACTCAGCCATCGCGCTGGCAGCAGCGCAAGGTGGACTTCTTGGCGTTATGGGTGGCCCGCTGGGTCTGGCCTTATTGGTTGGCGGCCTGGCAGCCTCCTACTACCTGTTGCGCGATAACACTGACGCAGCTACCAAGGCGCTTGATGATCAGGGCCTTTCGGTTGATGAGGTTCGGGAGAAGTTCGAGAAACTCAGCGGCGCCCAGCAGCGGGTAAAGCGCCTGCAATGGCTGGACGAGCAGCAGGACGCGCTCAAAGCCGCAGGCAGCGCTCTTGACGACTACACCTACAAGATCGAGCGTGGCATCACTCTCGGCCCACAGACCGAACAATTCAGGGCAATGATTGACGAGGTGCGGCGCGGCCAGCGCGACCTCGATAGCGTGACTACTTGGATTGAATCTCAAACCAAGCTCTATCCCGCGTTCGGAAAAGAAATTGCTGACCTGACGCTCAAGTACGACTCAAGCATTGAGCGGAATAAGCAGCTCGTGACCGTTATGGCCGGCGTGGATGCTGAAACCAAGAAGGCCGCGCTCAGCACGGAGGAGATGCGAGCAGCGCAAGACCGGGGCCGCGAGCAAACCAAGGCTCAGACCACCGAAATCGAAAAGTATCTGGCCAAGCTTCGCGAACAGCGCGACCTGTTCGGCGCGAACCGAACCGCCCAGGCTGAATTTGAAGCAGCTCGGCTTGGCGCAAACGATAAGCAGCGCGAAGCAATTGTCATCGCCTCGTCGCAGATCGACATCTTGGACAAGATTCAGGATGCCGTGCGCGAGGGTGACAAGACAAAGCAGGCGTCCCTGCGTAAAGAGCTGGAAGCCCTGTATGTCCGGCAGCAAGCAATGGAAGACGTTGCCGCTGCCGAGAAGAAGTTGCAGGAGGAGGCAGCCAGGGCTGCGACCGAGGCGGCCAACCAAAAAATCAACGAAATGCGCAGGGTGCTGGACGCAGCCAATCAGGTATTCAATGCGGCTGCGAACTTTTCCAAGAACTCCAGCTTTCTGACCGGCAAAAACATGCTGCTGGTGCCACAGCAACAGCAAAGCATCGTCGGCCGTAGCATGGTGCCACAGGGGGCTGCGACCCCGGCCGCTGGCGTTGTTCCCCGCAAGTCCCCTGGCCAACTCGCTGATGAGGCTCTGGCTCGCATACAGAGCACTACAACCCAGAACAAAGGTCGCACAGCCAAGGACAAGGCCTACACGGAGAGCGCCGGGCAGAAAATGCTCGACCAGGCGAAGCAGCAGTATGCAGTGCTCCTTCAGCAGCTTGATGGAACTGACAAGCTTGGCGCGGCTGCTCAGGCGCTGATCAAGTGGGAGCAGCAACTGGCTGACATCAAGGGTAAGAAAACCTTAACGGCCGACCAAAAATCATTGCTTGCCAATGAAAGCCAGATCACTGCCCAGCTCAGGCTGAATGCTGCCGCAGAGAAAGAAAATAAAGTCAGGGAAGAAGCCAGGAAGGTCATTGAGGATTACGACAAGCTGACCAAAAAGACTCTGACCAAGGAAGAGCAGAAGCTGCAGGTTATGCGGGAGCAGTTCGGGCTTCTCAACAAGCGCCGTGATCTGGGCGGCCTTTCTGGCGCGGATTACGACAAGACAGCGAGCCAGATCCTTGACTCGGCAACTACCGAGGCTCCGAAGTTTGCAGGGATCGACGCAAGCATTGGCGGTGCCGGCGGAGAAATGGACAAGATCAAGGAGGCGGAAAGAGAGCTGGAGGATTGGTACAAAACCCAGCTTGAACTCCTCGCCCAATTCCGTGCTGAGCACGCCGACCAGACTGCCAAGGCTGACGCCGAGGCCGAAAAGCTGAAAGCGGCTCACGAAAACAGAATGGCCATGCTTGAAAGTGCGCGGCACAGGACAGGCTTGAACATTGCTGCTGAAGCATTTAGCAATCTTGCCGTGCTGTCCCAGTCTGAAAACAAAAGGCTTGGCGCCATTGGCAAGGCCGCAGCTATTGCCAATGCAACCGTGCAGGGCTTTCTGGCAATCCAGAACGCCTTGGCTGTACCGCCTTACCCTTTGGGTGTAGCGCTTGCTGTAACTGCAGGTGTTGCAACTGCGGCCAACATAGCCTCTATCGCGGGCGTGGGATTCTCTGCTGGCGGATACACCGGCTCTGGTGCCGTCGATGAATATGCGGGGATCGTGCACAAAGGGGAGGTTGTTTGGAGTCAGGCAGACATCAGTCGCTTCGGTGGCGTGGCATCTGTAGAAGCCCTGCGCAACGGTAACGTCGCCCCGATCCAGTCAATGGCGAAATCTTCCGGGTCGCGATCTTCGGTGCCTGACACCATAGCCGGACCTTCCCAGCAGAGAGCCGGCCGCCGAGGTGAGACCGTCGTCAATCAGACGATCAATGTCTCGGGTCGCCCTGACAACCGCACGGCAAACCAGATGGCTGCAGCCAGCACCCGCAAACAACGCCAGGCATCGAGGCTCGGATAATGTTCAACGAATCGAGGCTTCTCGACTGCGTGTCTTACGGCTCGCAGTTCGGGCGGGAGTTCAACACTCGCATCACGACGCTCAAGTCCGGGCATGAGCGAAGGAACGCCAACTGGTCGATGCCCCTGGGCAGGTACAGCGTCGTTTTCGACCTGCTCAAGCCTGAGGATCACAAGAAAGTTCGCGATGCTCACATGGCCAGCCTAGGGTCGCTGATCGGGTTCCGCATGAAGGACTGGACGGACTTCCAGGCGGACAATCAGCACATCGGCACTGGCACGGGCGCAGTCAGTGGTTACGGGCTGTTGAAGAACTATTCATTTGGCCCGCTCACGCTGCAGCGCCACATTTCAAAGCCTGTCGAGGGCACGGTGACGATCTACATCGACGGCCAGCCGGCTGCCGCGCAGATCGACTACACCACCGGGGCGGTCACCATCGCGGCCCCGGCGGGCTCGCAGATTTACTGGTCAGGCGAGTTCGATGTGCCGGTGCGGTTTGAATCGGATCGGCTGGATGTTGATCCGATCGCACTGACGCAGGGCGGCTACATCCTGTCTGCCGACGTTGACCTTGTGGAGATTCGCCTATGAGGACCATGCCGGCAGCCTTGAAGGCGCACCTACAGCAGTCGGTGACCAGCACTTGCCGCCTGCTCAAGCTGATCTTGCGGGACGGCCAGGTGTTCGGCCTCACGACCCTGGACCGCAACGTCGATTACCAGGGCGTCACGTACATCGCCATCAACGGCTTCGACCCTTCCGTGATCGCTACTGACACCGGCCTGTCGGTGGACAACGCCGAGGCCAGCGCACTGCTGGCGGTCGAGGTGCCGGGGATCACCTTTGAAATGGCACTGGCCGGCGACCTCGACGACGCGAGCTGGGAGCTGATGCTGGTCAACTGGGCCGATCTGTCGATGGGTCACCTGGTGATCGATGCCGGCGATGTCGGTGAAGTTAACGTCCAGGGCACTGAAATCTATGTGCCCGAGCTGCTCAGCTACGTGATGCGGCTCAAACAAAACATCGGCCACGTCTGGTCGCGCCGGTGCCGGGCTGTGTTCGGCAGTGAAGGGCGGGGCCAGACAGGCTGTGGGGTCGACGCCTCTGGCATGTGGCGGGCCGGCGAGGTTTCGGCCGTGGGCGATGAACCGCGGGCGGTATTCGCGGCCGCTGGGCTCAGCCTTGACCAGGAGCCGGTACCGGGCCGGCTGCGCTGGATCACCGGGCCGAACCGCTCAACCACCAGGCTGTATCAGGTAGAGGCCTGGAGCGCGGTCAGCCACACCATCGCGCTGCTTGAGCCAGTACCTTTCACGATTGAGCCGGGCCACCAGTTTGAGATCCGGCGCGACTGCAACAAGTCGCCGTCGTTCTGCATCGCCTACGGCAACCTCATCAACTACAAGGGCGAACCCTTCATTCCGGTCGGTGACGGCCTGGAGACGATGACGCCCAGCGCGCAAGTATTCGGAGGCTTGAGTGGATCAGCAATCATCGATTGACGCGGCCTTGGCCAAGGCGCGCACGTACATCGGCACCAAGTGGCGGCACCGGGGGCGGAACAAGTTCGGCATCGACTGCATTGGCCTGCTGGTGGTCGCCATGACTGCCGGCGGCTTTGTGATGCGTGACCGGACCGACTACAGCCGCACCCCTCATATGGATGGCCTCGAACGAGAGATGCTCGAGCACTTCGGTGAGCCCGTCGAGGATCTGCGCCCGGGTGACGTGGTGCTGATGGCCTGGGACGGCCAGACCGAGCCGTCGCATGTCGGCCTGATCGGCAATGGCCAGCACGGCGTGACGCTGATCCACAGCTACAGCCAGATCAGCGTGACAGAGCACGGCATCGATGCCGCCTGGCGCAAACGCATCATCCGCATCTACAGGCCCTGGCCATGAGTCTGTCAGCGTCCCTGTTCGGGCGCGACAGCCTCATCTTCAAGGCCACAAACGTGCTGGGCCTGGGCCTTCCCGGGGTTCTCGACAAGGAATTTGGTCCCAAGGATCCCGACCCGCAGCGCCTGGGTGAGCTCAGTGCGCAGACCGCCAAGGAATCCGAGCCGCGGGCAATCATCTGGGGCAGGGTGCGACCCATCGGCGGCAACATCATCCACTGCCAAGAACCGATCAAGCGGATGGTCAAGGAAAGCACCCAGGGCGGCGGCAAGGGCGGTGGCGGCAAGAAGGAAACGAAGGTCGAGCACGTATTCCGCACCTACGCGATCGGCGTCTGCGAAGGCCCGATCACCTCGTTCTCCCGCATTTGGCGCAACAACAAGCTGGTCTATGACGCGCGCGGCAATGAATGGGGCGACGTGAACAACCCAGTTTTCCTGCAGGCGTACCGGCTGTACCTGGGCGGCTGGGATCAGATGCCGTCGCCCGACCTCGAGGCAATCTGGGGCGTCGGCAACGTGCCGGCCTACCGTGGCACGGCCTACATCGTCGCCATCGACGAAGACCTCACAGAAATGTCCGGCGCCGTGCCGCAGTTCCAGTTCGAGGTCGAGCGGGCCGAGGGTTTTTCGCTGACATCGCGGGTATATCCGGTCGAGGTGATCGAGGCGGTTGAGTCGACGCCGGCAAAAGCTGATGCGCCTTGGCAAGGGTTCACCGAGGCGCTGGGGTCAAGCGGGCTCAGCCTGGAGGCAGGCTCCTTGCGCGATACGCTGAAAAAATCCAGCTATCTGGAGGCGCTGGAAACAAGCGGCCTTTCCATTGAGTCCGGTGAACTTCGGCAGACGCTCAAGCAGTCTGTGGTTCCTCCAGAAGCCTTGTCATCCAGCGGCATGTCTATTCAATCGGGTGACCTTAGACGAGCCCTTATTTCGTACTTGAACTATGCGCCTGAGGGTATTTCCTCCAGCGGCGTGTCAGTCACTTCTGGAACACTGTCATGAATATTGATCTTCGCTGCGAAGTTGAAGGCTTCTACACGCTCACTATTTTCAAGGCTGACAAGAATGGCGAGATCATTCCTGATAGTGGCCGCCAACCGGTGCCGACTTTCAGGAACCTGATCACCAACGGCGGGTTGGACCGGATGGGGGCGAGCGGTGATTACACCTATGCCTGCCAGGTTGGTAGTGGGTCCACTCCGGCAACAGCAACCGATGGCTCCTTGGTTTCGAGAATTGCCGGTACGACTTCGCTACTTAGCAATATCACCGGGGCTTCTCCTTCTTCGCCCTATTATGCGCACACAACGCTCAACTACCAATTTTCCGCCGGTATTGCTACCGGGAACATTTCGGAGGTTGGCGTAGGCTGGGGCGTGACGGGCTCCCTTTTCAGTCGCGCACTGATCGTTGACGGCTCAGGCTCGCCAACCACCATCACAGTTCTGGCTGATGAGATTCTGCAAGTCAGCTACCAAATACGCTACTACGCCCCTACCGTAGATGTATCGGGTTCGCTTTCAATCAATGGCGGCACAGTCAACTGGGTTTCGCGGGCGGCAGCGGCAAATTCTGAGCAGTACTGGAGAGGCGCGGGCTATATATCCGAGGCGCTCAGCACTGACGGTTTATATGTGCGGGCATTCGACGGAGAAATAAATGCATTAACTACTGGCTCTCCGGCGGGCGCATCAGCGCAAAGAAGCTCGGTGCTCGATACTGCTTACAGTGCAGGGAGCTATGCCCGTGCTGGGACTGTGACGTGGGGGATTGCGGACGCTAACTTTGCCACTGGCATAAAATCTGTGCTGGTAAAGAAGGGTATCGGTTCTTATCAGATTGGATTTTCCACGCCGATCATGAAGACCAACACTCAAACCCTCACGCTGACTTTCACGCACTCCTGGGCCCGGAGATCGCTCTGATGATGCCTGGCAACGTGCTGTCTACCGAGCCGGTGGTGGGCCGGTTCGTCGGCGCGCGGGCTTTGGCCGTGACCAACTTCATCGATTACGAGGATGGCGGAATCGCGGTCAACGACACCAGCCAGGGCCATACGTACCAGATCTGGCGGGCCCGGCTGATCCGCGAGCAGGTAATGCTCGGCGCCCCGAACACACCGGAGTTCGTTCTGTACGAAGGCGCCGGCATCACCGAGATCTCGTTCGCCTTCGACCAGCTCATGCGCCCGGTGCTGGCCTTTATGCAGGCTGGTCAGCCGAAAATCCTCTGGTACGACTCAAGTGTTCCCGGTCAGGTGGTCACCAACCTGCCGGCCGGCACGATCACCCCTCGAGTCATCCTCGACGACAAGCGCGTCACCCAGGCCCAGGCCAGCGACGTGATCCTGGCCTACGTGCGTGGCGGCAACCTGTACTTCTGCCAGCAGCGTGAGCGATTCACGATCGAGCGCCTGCTTGCCACTGGGCTTGAGTCCGGGATTCTGCGCGTTGGGTTCAGCAACAGGCTCCGCCTGCAATTCATGATGGAGGTTCCCCCTTGAGCCAGGCTTATGACCCGCTGCTGTGCTCGTGGGCGCTGCCGTCCATTGTCGCGGAGATCTGCGACCGGGCCGGCGTGCCCTACGATCGATTCAATGTCAGCCTGCTTGAGGGCTATGTCGATGGGTTCTCCACCTCCAGCGCGCACTCGGCGGCGTCAGCCATCGAGGCGCTGGCCGGCATCTTCATGTTCGACCCGGCGAGCTACGGCGGTGAAGTCCACTTCATCCCCCGCGGCGAAGCCGCCATTGCGACGATCACCCGGGAAGACCTGGTAGACGACGGCAACGAGATCGAGCGCATCAGTCGCAAGGACAGCATCAGCATCCCGCGCGTCATCAACATGGAGTACTTCGACACGGATGGCGGCCTGACGACCGACAAGCAGACCAGCGACCGCAGCTTCGACGCACGCGCAAACTCGGAAAGCAACTCGGAAACGACAGTGATCATGCGTGCCGACGATGCCGCGCGCGCCGTAGTCATTGCGCACAAGATCGCGGCCGAGGAACAGCGCGGTGAAGTCGAGTTCTCGCTACCCGACAGCTATCTGTGGCTCACAACGTCCGACGTGATCATCTTCGACGGCGACCGGGTGCGCATCACAAGCATCGAGATCGACGATGGCCAGCAGAACTACAAGGCCACTTATGACAGGGTGAGCGCCTACAGCTCGAACATCAGCGGCGTGCCGGCGGCCATCCCGTCGACCCCGCCAGGCCTTGTAGCAGCAGAGTCGCGCATGGAGTTCATCGACTCGCACATCCTGCAGTCGGCCGACGATGCCCTGGGCTATTACATCGCGGTCAGCAGCCTGACGCTTGACTGGAACGGCGCCGTGGTCGAGTACAGCACCGACGGCGGGGCCAACTGGACCGACTCGGCCGGCACGACCTCAAACGCGACCATGGGCGCTATCACATCGGCATTCGGCGCGCACGCGGCCAGCTACCGCGACGACCGCAACACTTTCACGGTCAAGCTGCTGAGGCCGGACATGGATCTGATCCCCGCGACCATGACCGAAATGATGAACCGGGCGAACCTGGCGATCATCGGTGACGAGCTGATCAACTTCTCGACCGTCGAGCAGATCGGAGAAACCGAGTGGCGTCTGGGTGGCCTTCTGCGCGGGCGCAAAGGCTCTGCTGTTTCCGGCCACGCCCCGGGCGAGCGCTTTGTGCTGCTCGACCGCCTGGATCTGACATTCGTCGAGGCTGAACTGTTCGAGCTGAACAGGCCGCTGACATTCCGCGTGATCTCCTACAGCCGCAGCGATGGGCCCAGCACCACGGTGACATTCGTGGGCCGATCGCAGCAGGAGCGGCAGCCGGCCTACCTCAATGCGCACCGTTCGGGCGACAACCTCGTCATCAGCTGGCAGGGGGTAGGGCGCCTGGGTGGCGGCTACGGCGTAGGCATGGGCCGGTACTTCACCGGTTACCGAGTCACGCTCGGGTCGACCACCTACGACACCACAGCCATGACCCTGACAATTCCCTACGCCTCAGGCGCGCTCAGCGTGCAGCAGAACAACTCAATCACGGGCCTGGGCCCCGCAATCTCGGTGACCGTATGAGCAATACCGTAAACAACAACATCCCGTTCGTGCCTGAGAACACAATCGACCCGGCTGCTGGCCTGAACGAGTCGCTGAACATCATCGATATGATGCTGCAACTGGCGGTGCTCAGCGTCAACGCGAACACCCCGCCGGCGAGCCCGGCAGAGGGCGACCGACACATCATCGGCACGGCACCGACCGGCGCATGGGCAGGGTGGGCTGGATTCCTTGCTCGTTATCTCGACGGTTACTGGCGCTTTCTTCCGGCCCGCCTGGCATTCAACCTTGCCGATGGCGTGCTTTATGGGCGCCGGACGACCACCTGGGTATCCGTGGCCGGCTCCGGCGGCGCGGCCTGGGGCGCGATCACTGGCACGCTGTCGGCGCAGACTGACCTGGCGAATGCGCTGGCGGGCAAGGTGGCCACCACGCAACTGGGCGCGAACAGCGGCGTGGCAACCCTGGACGCCGCCGGCAAGATCCCGGTAAGCCAGTTGCCGCCGCTGGCCGTGAACGAAGTGTTCACCGTGGCCAGCCAGGCCGCCATGCTCGCGTTGACTGCAGAGCGCGGCGACGTGGCGATCCGGACGGACCAAGCCGGGCGGGCCTACATTCTCTCGGCCGACGCCCCCGGCACACTGGCCAACTGGATCAGCCTGGACCAAGCGCTGTCTGTGGCTTTGTCCGCGCTCAATGCGCTGACTCCGGCAACTGACCGTCTGCCGTACTTTGACGGAACGAGCACTGCGGCGCTGGCGGTGTTTACCGGGCAGGCTCGCACGCTGCTAGCTGCAGCAACGCAAGCGGCACAGAAGGCCGTGCTGGGACTGGATCAAGTCAACAATACATCGGATGCAAGCAAGCCGGTATCCGCTGCCCAGCAAGCAGTGTTTGATCTGAAAGCGCCATTAGTAGATCCGGCGTTCATGGGGAAGATAGGATTGGGGGGGGCGGCAGCGCCAAACACAGGCTTTGCGATGTCTTTGCCGCAAGGGGTTCTAACAGGCGTTACTCAGTACGGTATCAGATTGAGCCCTGTAGTAGATCCGTCTGTTGCCAATACCTTCATCGGCCAGCAAGTTGACCCCACCATCCCAAACTTGAGTGGCACTATCGCTGAACTGACCAGCTTTCGGGTAACGGCTCCGGTGATTTCTGGATCAACACCTCAAGTGACGCTGCTCAATGGTTTCTACGCGACTGCGGCATCCTCAGCTCAGATTGGAGAATATCGCGCGTTTCGCGGAGCTGTAAACGCGGTCTCGGGCGTTAATCGCTGGAATGCTTACATGGAGGGTACCGCACCCAACCATATGAGTGGCGACCTGCGTATCGGAACTACAACCGCTGTCGGCTCAGAGAAGGTTACCGTCGCCGGCAGTGTGGTTATCAGCGGAGGCAGCCTTGCCGTTAACGACGGTAACTTTTCCGTCGTCCGCGCAACCGGATCGCCGGTGATGATCATGGATGCGCCAGCGGGCAACCAGAAATACAGTTCGCTGCGTTCTGGCAACCTGGAGCGCTGGCGCTTCGGCTGTTCGGGAGCGGCAGAGTCGGGTAGTAACGTCGGCACTGACTTCGTCATCTCGCGCTATGACGACGCTGGGGCGGGGATCAGTACGCCGTTTTCCATCACTCGCTCTACCGGGCAAACCAACCTGGCATCCCTTAGCGTTACTGGTGCGCTCGCCGCCGGCGGCCCGGTCCTGTTCGGCCGATACACCCTGTCCGGCCTGCCCAGCGCCTCAGCCAACCAGAACGCCCTGATCATCGTCACCAACGCCACCGGCGGCGCCAAGGTCTGCTGGTCCAACGGCACAAACTGGTGCCTCCTCAACACATCCACTGTAGTGAGCTGATTTATGTCATTTGAAAAACGCAGTATCCGCAGTTCAGTCCTGATTCGCTGGCATGAAGATGGGCGCATCGGAGCGCAAGAGAGCGGCCTGGATCAGGTTCTTGAAGACGGCGCTGTCATCAGCAGCCGGGAGACAGAGCTTGTGCAACTCGGCACGGCTGACTTCCCCGGCTCTGTGCCGCTGACCCAGGTGCTGGGTGAGGCAACAACCCAGGCCCTGATCCAGGTCGAGCAATACGCGCAGCATGCCGCCGCACTGGAGCAGGAGAACCAGCAGATTGTCGAGCAGGCCAACGCTGCGCTGGCTGACCTGCAAGCGAAGGCTGACGCGTCTTCGGCCCAGGTCGAGACCCTGACGCAAAATAACCAGTCGCTCAATGAGCAACTGCAGGCCGCCCTGGCCGAGATCGAACGACTGACCCCGGCCCAATCTGTAGAGGTAGCGCCCGAGCCTGAGCCTGAGCAGGCGTAACGACTACAAATTCCGGTATCCCAGCCGCCTTGAGCGGTTTTTTTTCGTCCAAAGGAAAGTGAAATGACCACGACACGCGGCGTCCGCAATCGCAACCCAGGCAATATCGACTGGAGCAAGGCCAACGACTGGGTTGGCCAGACTGGCAAGGAGGGCGGTCCCGGTGGCCGGTTCGCCGTGTTCGACACCCCGGAGAACGGCATCCGGGCCCTGGGCAAGCTGCTGCAGACCTACTACAAGAAGCACAAGCTGCAGACCGTGCAGGCAATCATCAAGCGCTGGGCGCCGGAGGTGGAGAACGACACCGGGGCCTACATCAATGCCGTGGCAGCCCGGTGCGGCCTGAAACCCACAGAACAGATCCGCAACATCAAGGATGTCCGGGTGCTGGCCGGCCTGATGCACGCGATCATCAAGCATGAGAACGCCAATTTTGAATACCCGGAGGCGGTGTTTGCTGAAGGCTTGCGGCGGGCGCTGGCGTGATGGTGGCCGGCCTGGTCCTAGCCGTCGGGGTGCTGGTGGAGGTTGGCTATCTATCCTATGACCACGGTCGAACGGTTGAGCAAGTGGCAAAGCTTACAACCCCTATTGAGAAATTGCTTTGCCATTGA